CTGAGGTAACGCTGGGTTACCTTATTACTGCACATCTTACTGCACAAGGCATAAAAAAAGCCCTGTAAACTGTTAGTTCACAAGGCTTTTAGAATAGTGGCGGTGAGTCAGGGATTCGAACCCTGTCCAAGTAGGTGCATGGTAGTGCCTACCCGTGCTAAATCAACAACTTACCTATTCTCACTGTGCGCTCAAGTGCGTGAAAGTGTCTCCGTTTTGCCCCATTTTTGCCCCAATATCGCTATTAAGCGCTTTTTTGAACTGAGTGTAAATAAATTTTACTCACTCTTAGGCCACATGCCCCCCAGACCTATGCGCCTGCGCCAGCAAAGCGATGATTTCAAAGGGTTTTCACCCGTTTCAGGCAAGGGCAAAATAGCCCAATATCGCCCCTTATGTATCAATAGCTTACCTTATCGTTTTGCAACTGCCTTGAGTGGTGGTTTCGCATGAAAATACACCTGTCAGTTAACTCCCCAGTTTACGGAAGCTTAAGCGATGCTCATTGTGCTTGGACTAGAGAAAATATTATCCCTAGTGAGCAAAGAGCGTGTGACGGTCTAATGATGGAAGTTAAAGACCGTGAATTTCTAACCTCAAATAAAGAGCTTGTTACCTGCAAGCATTGTCTAAAAAAAGAGACATCAGCATGAATTTCCTTCAAAGAATCAAATCTCAAATTAATGACCCGCGCCAAATACAAGGAAGCCACCAATTCACTCGAGTTGATTATTCAGCACTAGCTGAATTAGTAGATCACTTTGAATCTGTTGACGCTCAATTTAGAGCTTTGCATGACGAACGAGACACCCGCCAAAATTTACGCAATGCAATTACAGCCATGTTTCACGAAAAAGGCAGAAATAGCGAAGAGGTTCTTGTTTTGATTATGGACACTTTACAGCCATTGATTGAAGAGAAACTGAAGCAAAAAGCAATGAACAAAATGAGGTTTAGATAATGTCTAGCGGTTTCGGTATCAATTCAAAGCCACGCGCAAATTCGAGCGCATACGTTAATAGTCCTTACTGGGATAAGAAAAAGGTTTGCTCGTATTGCAAAGGCACAAAAGTTGACCCTGATAATGTAACCAGCGCGCCTTTACCCTGCCCTGCTTGCAAAGAAGAATCAAATTTAAAGGACGATACCGGCATGACTTGGTTAAGAGACAACAACACACACCTAAATGGGGATAAGAAAATGCCAGAAGAATTATGGAGAGATTTAGAATTAGAAGAAAAAATATTGCCAGGTGATAGATGCTGTGGAGCCGATCATAAATGGTTTGAACTGAAAGAAGAACATTTAACATTCAGGCATATTATGAGCGAACAATCATACCCGACTCAAAGAAAAGTAATTCCAATAAGTGAAGCTGATTTTTTAAAAAGCCATGTATGCGAAATAAGCAGAGCGATGGACGGAACTTGCCTTACTTGTGGTAAGCAAATTTCTTAAATGTCGGAGTAAATAGTTATGGAAACAAACATAGATAGTATAAAAATTGATGAAAAATCAGTGAAGATTTTTAGCACCAAATTACATAATTATGTGAAGAACGAAAAGCCCTTTGATAAAAAATTCAAGAATAAAACGCACATCTTGGACATGCTTTATTTTATGGGAACGGCGATAGATGAAGAACGTTTTCTTGGAGCGAGTGGGTTTGAGTCGTTCCAAGAAATTCTTAAAGAAGCGATGGCTTAATTTAATATTTGTCGGAGGTTGAATTTCAAATGAGTGACTTAGAAATATGCGTACGTATCGCAAAAATTGAAGATGTATTCAGAAAGATAGTTGACGAGGTTGATCGCCAGAGCGAGCGATGCAGTCGCCAACTTCAAACGGGGGCTATTAGTTATTTTAAGGCTCAATCGTTTGAAGATATTTACAACCCAATAATAAATGATGCCCTGTGTTTTGAATTGATGGTCAAGTATGCGATTAAAGTAGCTCCTAGAATCGGAAATACTACGGCAACATGGACAGGTGGTGACATCGAAGCATCAGGGGACAAGCACACCAATAAGGCAATTTGCTTGGCAATAATCGAAGCTTTTAAATCGTAGATTTGTCGTTTGTTCAGTTTTAATTTTTAAAATTTTGGAGAATGAAATGTCAGAAGAAATATTATATTCATCAGTTGAAGATTCTGAAAACTGGATATCTGAAACCCCAGACGAAGTGATACAAGAAATTTTAAGCGATGACGATTCAATAAAATACAACGACCTTATAACGATATATAAAGGGGAAAAACAAAGTATTTTATTTTCTGAATATGTCACCGATATTTCTGACGGTATTTTTGATCAAGCGTATGACGACCTTGGCGACCTAACAAACGATCTTTTAAGCACTGAACAAGCCAAAGCTTTAGATGATGCAGTAAGAGGGTTTGTAGGTGAGTATGCTATTAAAAATGACCTCAATCCAAGTTTTTACAGAGTTATCAATATTGAGCCTGTCAAAGTAAAAATGACGGCTGTAGGCGATAATTTCACCTTTGAATTATTTGATCTGGTTAAAGAGTAGCAACTGAATATCTTAAATGTCGGGAGTTGAATTTCAATGAGCAATAAACCAGAACAACGAAAAGTTAAATATCTGCGCGAGTTTACTGAAGGTTACGGCACGAAATTTTCTTTCGGGCCTTCTGCAATTCAGAGATTTTGTAAAGTTGGATATTTTACAGCTTGTGAAGTTATGGATTGGGGTTTGGAAACTGGCGCATTTATACCTTATGAAAACAAAGGTCAGTGCCAATTTGCTGAAAATAATGGAAAGATCTAATGAAAGTATTAGTAGCATGTGAAGAAAGCCAGGCAGTAACCAAAGAGTTTAGAAAGCTTGGTCATGAAGCTTTTAGCGCCGATATTATTGATTGTAGTGGTGGTCATCCTGAGTGGCATATCAAAGGTAATGTTTTGGACATACTTGATGATGGTTGGGACATGATGATAGCGCACCCGCCCTGCACTAGATTAGCTAATTCAGGTAGGCGATGGCTGCACACGCCACCAAAAGGAAGAACTATGGCTTCTATGTGGAAGGAGTTTTTCGAAGGTGTGGAGCTTTACAAAGCGTTAAGGGATGCGCCAATAAAGAAAAAAGCAATTGAAAACCCTGTTATGCACGATCATGCAAGAGAGCTAATAGAAAAAGGTAAAAGATGCATTGTTCAGCCGTGGTGGTTTGGAGATAAGGCATTCAAGGCTACAGGGTTTGAATTAATTGGGCTGCCTGATTTAGTGGCCACGAATAAACTAGAGCCGCCAAAATCGGGAACCGACGAGCACAAGGCTTGGTCAATGATTCACAGAATGTCACCTGGACCCGAAAGGGCAAAATTAAGAAGTAAAACTTTTCCAGGTATTGCAAAAGCAATGCCTCAACAGTGGGGTTAAAATGTCGGAAGTAGAACCATTTAGAGAAATGAGTGACGTTAAGCGCATGTATAACTGGCTTAACGAAAATAAAACCGTTCGTGAGGCTGAATGCTTTCTTATTGGCTGCAATGTTGCCTTACGTGCTGGCGATCTATTACAGATCAAATTCAGCGATGTTGAAGGCAAACAGTTTATTGATCTGAATGAACAAAAGACGACTAAGTTTAAGCGCATACCTATTACCAAAACGGTACGCGAGGCAACCGCTCGACTTAGAAAGTATTACGAAGAAGGCAAGTTTTACAGTAGCCATTCTGAGAAATGGGAACCAACATACTTGTTTCAATCTACAGGTAATCGAGGCTATCACTTGTGCCAGCCTATTTGCATTCAATGGTTGAGCATGAGCTTTAAGTTAGCGGCTAAAGACCTTGCTTTCCCGTTTAATGTGAATACGCACTCTATGCGTAAAACTTGGGGCTATCGGGCTTATAAAGCTGGTAAAGATATTTATTACATACAAGCAGCGTTTAATCATTCTACGTCAAGGATCACGCTCGCTTATATCGGAGTAACAAGGTCTACCGTAGAGCAAATGTACTGGGATAATGAAATGGAAATTGCTTAACACTAAGTAATTTGTCGTTAAAGCGTTTTAATTTTAAGGAGGGTAAAATGTCAGAATTCAAAATTCAAAAGACCAAAGAAATGAAAATAGTGGTGGAAGATTTGGCTAATGGAGAAAAGATGTGGGGCGATAGTATTGAGGTAGTTTTACAATTTGCGATTTTGGAAAAGCTGGAAGAAATAAGGTGCGGCCTTATAGATGTCGAGACCGCTATCGAAGATTGACCGACAACGAAGGAAAGTTAGATGCTGGGTGAAATCAAAATAGTAACAGATGAAATTGCAGAACGCCTTGATGAATTAGCCGACTTAGGTGAAATCTGGAACAAGCACCGTAAAGCCAAACGAATGCCTCATGCCGTTCGGCAAGCAATGATTAGTGCGTCAGGCGAAATAAGTTTCATGATTGAAGTAGAGCGAAAGGGCTTGCTTGGCGACAATAAAAAAACCTAGAAAGATTCTTTAATCTGTCGGGAAAGTGTTCTATTTTTAGGAGGATTTATGGAGTCAATAACTGTAGATGAAATATTAAAACAATTATCTGATGTTGAATATGAGATTGTAATTAAGCCACGAAAAGAAGTTGCCTTGATGTTAGGTGCTGGCAGCGAAGAGATAGAAACGATAAATAAAAACACTGTTTTCGTTATAAGCGGTCATTACAGAAAAGGCTTACCACCCTTTGTAAGATTCTCACCTCTTCTTGAAAAAAACACTTACATAATAATGAACGACCCTAAGCATGATTTCGCTTTAACGTTTTGACTTAAATGGGCCATAAAATGAATAATCGAGAGTTAGTCCAGGTAAGAAAATATTATGAATTGCCTGGTAGTATCAGCGATAATCAAATACAGAAAGATCTAAATAATTCACTTGGCTTGGTTGTTATTAGGATAGAAAAAGCAAAGAAAGACTTAGTAAAAGCATTCTCTAAAATTACTTATAAATTTTAAAAGGCGATTTATGAAATACCTAGTTAGAGGCGCAGAAAGCAAAAAAAGAATTGCTCTTTTCCTCGAGTACACAAAAATAGAAAGCGAGTCCCAAATAGACGGTATCTATGATTACTTAAATGTAGGTCACCCGCTAGGTGTTGCAGCAGGTTTGAACGGCATTAGCACCTCAAATTTAAGTAGAGATTTAGAAAAGTTAGATGACAAGGCTCGAATTCATGAGCGTCTAAAAGAGTTAGATTGGCCTAACTACAAATCAGTTAAGTGATAATTTTAAACTAGAAAATTACAGTGAATGCAGATAGTTTATGATGGCAACCTGTACCCCTACTTTAAAATAGGGGCATTTGAAAAAGGAAGTTGCGCCGTGTTATTTAACTACCAGCCAGTCCCCGCTTGCTCGCTCCCTTCAACTTTATATTCGAAGCTCCTATCTGCCGTGAAAACGTTGTCTAAAAGGAGCGTATGATTAGAATCCTGCACATTAAACAAGCTGCCTTGACCACCAATCATACTTCTATAGAAAACCTCGGCATTGTAACTAAATTTATTGAAATCATTGGGACCATCGTATCCAACAATATTAGAAACCTCTAAAGGATTTCTTTCAAATTTAGACCCAACGGTTTGCTTTATTGTTGCTGAGCAATCTTTATAAATTTCGCCATCATACTCTACGTCAAAAATGGCTCGTGAGATCATATGTTCAGCATTGCTGCCTAATAAATGAGAATTCTGTAGCAATTCTTTAAATCTTATTATCAGTTTACTCATAAGGGTTACCCTCTAAAATTGAAACTTAAGACTCGCGCAAAACGAACCTTTAACTAAATATTAAACTTTACGTTTCTTTCTTAAGCTAGCAAAGCCTAGAGCACTAAGACCAAACAAGGCGAATGATGATGGTTCTGGAACTCCGGCAGCTTCTCCCCACACCCAGTTATCTGTGATTGGTACACCGCGTGGGTTGGGTGGAAGATAAAAGCCATTTGCATCTTTCGCGGTAAGAGGGCTATATCCTCCAGAAACAGCAATCATCGCAATTAGATCAGTGCCATCTGTTGTGATTCCCACAAACCCCCCTTCATCCTGCACATCAGGCACCCACGCAACCTGTCCTAGCAATTTACCGTCTGTTCCCCACGCGGTAATTATCGCACTCTGGTCAACTGCGGTTAACCCAAAAGCTTTTGTTGGCGTTGTAAGCGTAATAGCAGATTGCATATCAAGAACTAACCCGTCAATCCACCCTCCACCACTTATAACAGATGGCTGGTCTAATCGTGTTGCTGATACCTCATCATTAACTCTACCCACTGATGTAACTCCCTCTAGCATGTCAACATACGCCCCACTATGAAACATAACACCCTGTTCAGCGTAATAATCCCATTCAAACGTATGGCCTTGGTTATTTCCCCAACTGAAATCAATCTGCCCGTCAATACGAGAAAATTGATCTATCGTTGATATAGGGGTGATTCCACCAGCACCATAGATTGTGCCAGCATGAGCACCTATAGAGAGGAAAATAGACGAAAACACAAACAGTTTAACTAAATTCTTAATCATGGTTTAACTCCGTTTACTTTTATTATCGTTCATCAATGAAGAGCATGACGGACACTGCATCGTTGCTGTGTACTCGACCAAACCTGACGACAATATACACAACGTGATAATGCGTGAAAAGCAGATTTAGGACTGAAATCGGTTGTATTATCCAGATCAAAAAATCTAAACTACAGGACAAGAGAATTAATTTCTTGCGCCTCAAATCAGTTAAGTGATAATTATTAAAGGTAAAGTATTTCTAATAAACAGGATGCATGATGAAAGTTTGGATTTTGACGGGGCAAATCTCATACGAAGGCGAACAGCTTATAGGTGTTTTCTCAACGCCCGAAAAGGCCAATAACGCTAAAGAAGAATGTCAGGAAAAAGAGCGATCAGTATTTGAAGACTACGATATTGAAGAAACTAATCTTAATGAATTCAAAGCCCGCTAACCATTGTCGGGAAAGCGTTTCAGTTTAGAGGTGTAAAGTGTCAGAAGAAAAAGCAAACAAGATTGAACTTTTAGCAGAAAGAGCGCTTGAAATAATGCTGGTACGTGGAAGCGTTACATATCACGATCTTCAATGTAGCGAGTCAGATTTAGCGGAATCTATGAAGTTAGTAGAAGAAGATTTAGGGCTCAGCTTAGCCACTAAAAGAGAATCTATTCAATAGCTTGCCGGATACGCGTTTTAATTTCTTGCTAGGTGTACGGATTTTTCATTATCACTACGACTAATCGTACAGCTACTACACCATCATCGAAACTATAAACCCTTTAGTACCAAGGCTTCCCAAGCATCGCAGTCAAATCACTGGTGGACTGGCCTTTTTGACCAAAAATTGGTGCAAGCCGCGCCAGCGTATCCCCCGTGTCAAATGAGAATCATTCAGGGTCCCCGTCCTATACCTATACAAATCAACGACTTATGACGCATATCTAGAGTGATTCTAGGCTTGTGTCGGCGTGAATCGCTTGAATCCCAGCACCCGAGCGGGTTTAGGCGTTACAGCTTAGTTTTTTTGTAGCGGGCGTGTGTTGTATTATTTGCAAGACATATTTCTTGATAGCCTTTGATAGCAAGGGTTTAGCTCTTCTTTTAGTGATTGCCCCTGGTTTGACCTGGTTTCACTTCATAGTGGTTTATGGTGCCTGGTGTTGATTGGCTAACATTTGTTGCGCTTGGCTTGTTTGATCCCTCCTTTATACGTAAATTAATTGCTTTTTTACTTTCATTGTATGCACTTTGAACGTGTTGTATTTAGATGTTTAGTGCGTATACTTTGAATTATCGAAACAGCAACTATCTAACGAGGGTTAACAATGAAAACAGCAACCACACATCAGCACGCTTATGTAAGCGCTATGAAAGCAGCCACACGCAACCGTTTCAATTATTGGGTAATGATTTGCAAGAATGAAGGTAAGCGCATAGACAGCAAAACAGGCGTAGATCTATCTTATTGCGATGTTATCTATAACAAGCGCTTTACTACTAATAAGGGCGTTTAATCATGTTTGATTGCATTACACACGACGACTATAGCAATTCAGCTATATGCGCTTTTAATAACGAAACTATTCAAATTTGTTTTGAGTCGAATATTGAGTCGCACTACAACGGCTTTATATTGACTGATAACGGCAACTACAAAGCTTACTAATAAAACTATCAATCGAGGGTTTAAATTATGTCAGTAACGATCACTAAAAAATCTTTATCAATTGCGCTTTTATATGTTGAGTCGAGCGCATTAAATATCACTGTTATTCGTCTAGATAATACTTGGACCGTCACAGCCACCTATTAAACAAACCAGGTAATGAACCAGGCCGCTATCTAGCGGCCTTTTCTGGTGAAACTATTTAATTATCTAATGAGGATTAAAACAATGATTACACTAAATTCGAATATTGACGCGGCAAAAAGAAAAGACGCTTTCATTATGGCTACTAAATTAATGGAAGGGGGCGAACTGTTAGAAACAGAAAAAGAATCTCTTTATAAATACTTTTCGCCTGCTTTGCCTAAAACAGCTAAAGAGCCGTGGAAGTGGGTCGCCAAAGCAGTGCCGACTAACGATGTTAGATACTATCTGAATTATTTATATAGCGATGGGGGGCGTTTGATTGGTACCGATGGCCATAGGATGCACTTTATAGAAACTGATTTAAAAGCCGGTTTTTATAACCCTAAAACACTTGACCCTATTACAGTCGATGGCCGGTTTCCAGATATTGAAAGAGTAATACCAAAAAAAACCAATTTTAAAGAATATGTTTTATCTGATTTGGTTCATGGTTCAACGCCATTAATCAAATCAGGAAAAACTATTGAACACGTAATAATTGGAAAGCATAAAACACACGTTAATAAGGATTACTTATACCAGGCTTTTAATAAATTCGACGGCGTGAAAATTTCAGTTGGTGAAAATGATAATTCTAGCATTTTAGGCCAAAATGACTTTGGTTCATTCGTTATTATGCCTATGAGAAAGTAACAAGCCAGGAATAAAACAGCCTGCTATTTTAGCGGGCTTTTTGGGTGAAACTATTAAATTTTAAAACTATCAATCGAGGGTTTAAACCATGAAAACAGCACAAAAAAGAACTTTATCAACACACGCGCAAGTGGCTAAAAATATTCGTAACTTTACAAAATCAATGGGCGTTAAATGTCGCGCTGTTAGTGACTCTTACAGTATGGGCAGTTCTGTTAATTGGTATGTAGAAGATTTACACCCTGATATTTTTGACAAGATTAGAGACTTTGCTAATCAACATCAGTATGGAGGTTTTAACGCGATGGAAGATATTTACGAGAGTTCAAACAGCCGCGACGATATAGCCCAGGTTAAGCACGTTTTTGATAATAGAGGATTCAGCGACCAATTAACGGAAAAGGCGTGGCTATGGTTGCGCGAAAAGTTGCCAGGCAATGCAAAAGATTTACCGTCAAATTACAGTGACGCAAAAGAACTAAACTTTTATACAGGCGAGCAAGACTACAACCCACACCAAACCACGCGAGGGCGTGTTCATGGCATCTTATCTGGTGATGACTTTCACGGGGAAAACTGGCGTGAATTTTGGGCAAGTATAGAAGAAAAGAAAGAAGTACAAAAAGTTGTTCCTATTAATATTGACTCAAGTATCACCATAGAAGAACACACGCACACCAAAAAAGGCTTTCAGATGTTTATCTGTATTTTTCCTTATATGGATCGAGAACAATATTTAAGCACTCTAGAAGGCGCACAAAGTAACGGGGGTTGGTATTCTCGCAAGTGGGGAAAAACGCCCGCCGGTTTCGCCTTTAAAGAGCATGAAACTGCTAAAGCCTTTATTGATTCACTTGAACCAGGGACCACCCAAACGGAAACAAGCCAGACAACAACGCCAACGGCACCAAAAAAGAAAACAAGCCAGGGCGCGAAGTTGCGAACACTAGCCGAAAAGCTTACAAGCCAAATAGACGCGAAACGGGGCGACCGATTAACCAACACACCAAAACGATTAAAAGAGGCTGCAAGCGCCCGTAATGAAGCTGACCGACTAGAAAGAACTCAAAACGCACTTTATGCTTTAGCGGGTTTACATGAAACCGAAGCTTTACCGGCTTTACTAGAAAAATTTATTAGTAAAAAATCTGTTTATGATGCCATGAGCAGTGCAAGCGAAGTTGTAAACAATGGCTTTCATGCTTATTACACCGACACCAACGAACCACGCGACACAAGCCCTGAAACCATCGCTTTATGGTCATTATTGAGCCCTGAAAGTGATGAAGCCAAAAAAGAAAAGGACCTTAAAAGCGAAGTAGAAAAACTTCAATTTTGTTCTATCCCTGGTTATTTCCCCACACCTAAAACAGTTATTGATTTGATGTTAAGCAATATCGACATTAAGCCAGGTCACAAAATACTTGAGCCAAGTGGTGGAAGTGGCGCCATATTGGACGCAATAAAAGACCATGAACCAGGCGCAACGCTCCACACTTGCGAAGTAAATCATAGTTTAAGAAGTATTTTAGATAAAAAAGGCTATGAACTAAAAGAGCATAATTTTCTAGACTATAACGCGCCCGCTTATGATGCGGTTTTAATGAATCCCCCGTTCGAGAATTTACAAGATATTGAGCATATACAACACGCGTATAGTCTTTTAAAAACCGGCGGGCGGTTAGTGGCTATTATGTCGCCTAGTGCTTTTTTCAGAATGGATAAAAAAAGCGAGGCTTTCCGAACCTGGTTTTATTTATTAGATGGACTTGAAACCGATCTACCAGAAAACAGTTTTAAAGGCTCTGGAACTGGCGTTAATACAAAATTAATTGTTTTAGATAAATAAGGGGCTTTATGACTATTAAAAGAAAACTCGGGTTTGGCCATCTTGGTAATGGTTTGGTTGTTTGGGATAGTTTGCACGAAAAACACGGGGACTATGAGAAAGTAGCGCATATAAACCATGATAGAACAATTACTTATCACACCTCGTTAACTGAAAAAGAAAAGGAGGATATTGTAAGCGCCTCAAAAGCTGACAAGCCATATTTTTATTAACCACCAAGAATAAAACCAGCCTGCTATTTTAGCGGGCTTTTTGGGTGAAAAATACAAACTATCAAACGAGGGTTTAAAGCATGAAAACTTACAACATAGTAGATATTAAATGTATGGAAATTAGAATGCGCGGCAAGAAAGTAAGGCTTTACAACTTTAAAAACTTAGTAAAGCGCGAAGATGCGCGGAAAATAGCGGATAGAATCGAAAGAAATAAAAGCGTGTTTATTGTTAATTGCTGGACTAATCACAATACATTTATTTAAGGGGCTTAAAAATGGATCTATACCAGGTATGCGAGTTTTTACAGTCTTGTTCCTATATTTTAGCCGGTCCTTTGTTTGTTTGGGGGCTCTTTGGTGAATTTAACGGGATCGAATAAAGCGCCATAGAATGAAATAGCCTGCTTTTAGCGGGCTTTTTGGGCATCAAACAACCATCAAACGAGGGTTTATAAATGATCATTGACGGCGTATTAGCTTTTTCTATCACCTGTAAAGAGCCAAACGGAAAACAGTATATAAACCAGGTCTTAGAAAGTGTTCTTTATGATGATGACCATAATTTTATCGATACCATGACGCGAGAGGGTTTATATTATGCTAAAAAAGCAATTGAACGCGTACCAGGCCGCGAATTAATAAGCGTGAATATTGACGAATATCAATATTGTAAAGATGATAAATACATTGAAACCAAGGTTAATATTAAGTTAAGCCATAAATTAGGCACAATTTAAGCAATATTAACAAAGTGTAACAAATTTATTATGCTGTTTTTCGGGTAGTTTTGGGCTTTAATTTTGAGCTTTACCCGCTAACGTTTTGCTATGGATTGAGCTTAATTTTTAGGTTTAAACCATAGAATAATGTATTTTATCGGCTTTTTTGTGCCTTTTTTGGGTCCAATGATGCGAGCGCTTGAAAAAGTGGGCTTTTTTCCGGCTTTTTACCCGGGCTTATGATTTTAATCAAACGTCTGCTAATTTAAAGCCGTTTGAGCGTCGATAGAAAAACACTGACATTGTTACGGGTCAAGCGCTGAAAGGATCACTATCGGCACGAAATTACCTGAAAAACGATTCTGAAAAGAGGATCAAATGACCAAAAAACCAGGTTTCGAGGGGTCAAGGCCGATTCGTCCATTTCACCTACGTTTTTTTGTAGCGGGGACCTTTTTGACTAGGACGTTTTGTAGCTGGAAGCTTTTTATTTTGAGACTTAAGCTTATAAAATATTTTATTTTGAATAAATTTTAATTATCAAACGAGGATTAAATAATGCTGGATATTTTTAAAAGTAACTATAAAGACTGTCGGGATAATGTTGTTCTTGAAATCGATGAAGATGGTTATGTTGAGTCTGTTATCGACGGCGTATTTCCATTACTAGACAATGGCGACCCCTACCCTCACGGAGTAATTTGCCGCGACCAGGATAAAAACTATATTTGGGTTACTACCGATATGGATTTCCAAACTTTAGTAGCTGAAGATTTGAGCGCTAGACAACTGCCTTAACATAAGACATACCCAGCTTAATACCCATTGGGTATGTTTGGGTATAAAAGCAATGAAGTGTTTTTTGATGTATTTAGCGTGAAAAAACACTTCATCAAATAAAAGGATAATTATGTTAGATAACAATGATGTTTTTAAGAAAGTAAAAATAGCAACCGCGAAGCTTTCAGATTTAAAGGATGCAGAGTTTAAAGAGTGCTTTCGCCTGGGTGGTCATGAGATTACAGTAGCGAACTTTGATAGCTATAAGGTAAGCACTGACAACAAGCGATACAAGCCTATGCCAGATGAAGCGCTCGAAGCGTTCTTGGATGGGTTAGTTTCATTTTCAAAAAAGTAGATAATTTATTTTGTAGTGAGGGTGGTTTTGATAAAAGAAAGAAGTGGATATAAAGCTGCGGCAATTGCGCAAGTGGTTATCGAAATGGTGGCACTTAAAGCCATTGCGAGGAATACCAATGTTTTGCAAGTGCAAGTGGTAGCGCATCATAAACTTACTGCGTTAAGTGTTGTGGGTACCAACATGGCATCAACACCGGCAAGACTATTTAACTCTAAAGGCAAGATAGATAAACGTAGGCTGGCTAGGCAAAATAGAAAACTAAAAGTGTTTACAGTTTCCACTCCAATTAAGCCAATTGATTCTGATTGGTTGCGGAAAACTTTAAATGAAAACACCAGTGGTGAGTGGGTTGTAGTATGAGTAATATTTACGAAGTTAACGAGTTAATGACCATCGCAAAAGGCGAGCACTCTGATTATTGCGTACAAGGCTTATTCAAAGTAGTGAAACAGATAGACGCAAAAGAGCTTTTATCAGTGTGGGCTAAATCGAGAGGGTTGGAGACTAGAGGTGGTGCATATATTGGGGCGTGGAGAGAAGGTATTAGTTTTGTCGGGTGGTTAAATAGAAATGGATATATTGAAGAGGTTCAGTATAGAGAATTGCATATTGGTGATGATCATGAGGTTGAGATAAGTGAATGAGCTAAAGTACGATAAGTTTTTGAAAGCCTCAAGGACTTTGATTAATCCTGAGTATAGGAATGGTTATCATTTAGGTCTTATGCGATTCTTTAAAAATATCAGCCAGCCAATTGATAAGCTATCTAGAGCGGAATGGTCAAAGGATTACCAGGAAGGGTTTAAAGACGGGTCTAAGGGTAAATCACCCAAAGGTATTGACGGGCGTATAGGCAACTTTAATCAAAAGGGTGTTAATGCCAACACTAGGGTTATATTGCGGATTAATAGCGACCTTAAAACAGAATTCAAAGCCAAGGCTAAGGCAGAAGGGGTAAGCCTCTCAGAATGGATCACAGAGGCTTGTGTGGAGAAGCTTAAAAACACTTAGTTTTTTGTAGCGGTTGGAGTTTAGAAATCTGAGAACGTAGATTTTTCATTTAATGCCCGCTCTAAACCATTTGATAAGCTTGCAAAGTCAGCAACGATTGATTGATACCCTGACTCTGTAGGCCATAACCATCCAGAACACGCGCTAAAGCTTGGTGCGCCTTCAAGAAGATCAAGTTGAAGTCTTGCTTTGCCGTCCTTGCTTTGAAATTTTAAATTATATTCTGACGCACAATTATTAGACATTAGCGCCCATGTTGCCGCGCCCTTACCTATCAAGCGATGCGTGTCTTTATCTTGCACCCGTAAAACAGACCGACTATCCCCATAAGCTTCCGCGAAATAATCACGCGCCCTAACCCATAGTTCATCTTTATCTACAGCTTCTACCTGGTAATCGTAAACAAAGGTTCTTTGGGCATCCTGGCTAGCTTGCTGCATTCCTGCACAAGCTGATAATAAAACAATTGAAGTCAGTAAAGTGATAGTTTTAAACATGGTTTTGATCCCTGGCATATTTAGTTTTTCACAACATACAATAATTTTTAAGTTATGTGTATGTTATCGCCCTCAATTAAAACGCTTTAATCTCTAGTCCTGGCAATAGGTATGCCTTTTTTCTTGCTTTACGTCCTCCTACATAACAGACGCCAGATAATAGCTAAACCCTTTCTATTACTAGTCTATCACCATGTTGACCAATCCCCACTATCTCGGCATTGTCTAGGTATTGCCTTGATTTATCACCCTCATAAAACCTTGTTCATTTAACCATTCATGGTAACGCTCTAAGGCTTCACGCTTGGCTTTCTCAGTGCTGGTATGAATGTAGGTTTGATCTAGTTTGGACATTTTGTGATTTAAAAGCCGCTCCGCAATATGGTAATCAATACCTAGGTCAGCCCATTCCGTACGGGCAAGCTTTCGCACATCGTGAGCCCGCCAATTTGAGTCGCTAACCTTGCGTACTACTTTACCCGCCTTAGATTCAGACCAGCTTTCATTCTTTGAACTGGGGAATAGGTATACACCGTAGCAGCCGTTTTGCTTCTGGTGGTCCGCGTAGTTGTTAAGTAATAGCTTGGTGGTAGGGGTGATCGGCAGCCTTAATGCTTCACGGGTTTTTACGTTCTCAACGGGTAGATGCCAATAGTTATTAATCAAGTCAAAGTCTAGCCACTTGGCTTTTCTGCTTTCGCCAATACGGGTGCCATGTAATAACATGAGAGAGACAAGGGCGCGTGCTGGCCACTCTTGCTGCTCAAGCTCCGTTATCATTTTTGGGGCGTAGTCTGGCCTTATTGCTGCGGGTTTGGGTTTTGGCTTCGCCACAAGAAAATCAGAAAGCTTTAGGTTGGCTAGTGGGTCAAGTTCGATCAGTTTAAGCTTGTGCGCACGCCTCACAGCCGTTTTTAGGATTCCCCATACCTGTAGAATGAATGAGGCTGAATAATCCGCTTGCAAGGGCCAGATTAAGCCTTGGTCAATCACGCCTCGATCAAGGTCTTTGATGTTGATGTCGCCTAATTTTGGGAACAGGTGGCACTTGAGCGCAGACATCACACTCACCTTTCGTTTGTCTGTTATTTGTCGATCCCCTTTTAAACGCGCTTGATACCATAGCAATAGGCCCGATACTTTTACCCATTGATCTGTGAGCGCTACATCATCCAGCGCATACCTAGCCAGTATGTCGGGTAGTCGCTTTTCTAGGGATTTAAAGGGCAACTCTGGATAGCTGCCTAATTTCTTCCAGATTGATTTACCTTGTTCATAAAACACGATGTACCAGGTACCGCCCGTTCTAGATTTATTGATCCTTATTCGTAGCCTAGAGTGCGAATCTCTCAATTCATTTATCGCCATGCTGTCACGGCCTTTCAAATATTTCTTTATTACCGTTTCTGATAATGGAACGGTTGCCGTTGCCATATTCTACTCACTCAATAGTTAATGTTATTGCCTGGGTTAATCAGCGTTTAAATCAGTTAAGTGATAATTATTTACTTTGTTTTGAGTAGGCTTATCAGGTAAATGATAGGGGTAAGAATTAAGCAGGAAAAAATCACCACGAATGATAAAAGGGTTAAGCCAACATCATTACCGCGACGATACTTTTTGCTTCGCTCCCACTTGAAAGCGAAATAACAATGCCTCTTACCATCAAGCGGGTAAAAGGTTGAATCAATCACCCATTGCAAAAACTTCCAATAGTAGCTTTTCTTTGTTAATGCAAAATACCCTGTTCGTCCAGAAATAGTTAATTTGTTATGCCCTCCGCACAAAGCGTTACCAAGACGATCTATGTTGACCAAGAAGCCCATTATTGATTTAGATTTGAATATCGCTATAAAAGCGACTTTTAAGTTTAATAAGTACATTTATGCTCTCGCAATTGTGAAGTTAAAGGCCAAACTTTTTAGAGTGCCTGTGCCGGTCGATTGAACCCATATATCAAAGTAATTTGCGGTATATGAGAGTACGCTGGCTTGGTGCGGAATGTTGCTCGCATCAAGCATATTGGAACCTGTTACAAACGTATTCGCAGCCGTTGAATTACCAAAACCATGCGTAATTCTATATTTGCCAGTTGAGAGCAAGACAGCACTTAAATTTTGTGATGTTGATGTTAAAGTTCCTCCGGCCGTTACCGAAGCAATAAAAAATGGATTGTTTTGTATTTGGTCCCATTCCTGTTTGTCGTTAGCCGTTCGATCTAAGTTTCGGGTGATCATGAATAATTCAGAAAGGCTCGGTTCACGACCATCAATCACATCAATTCTCGGCCTGGATAATTCCATGCGGGTATTGATGCTGGTAGAAAAATAATATGCAGCTTCTAGCCTAATCTTAGTCGCGGCAATCGAAAATTTATAATCTTCAGCTACATGGATATTATCCCCAGTTTCAGGGTCATAAATCCCACCTAGACCTGAACTCACCGTCAATGATGTTGATTCAGGGTGCAGGAATCCGACCATTAAATACCATTTATCCTCAACTGGAATATTCGGTGTATTAGGTGCGCCACCATCGATAAACCACCCCCCACTAAATAGGTTACCGCCTGCCATGTTATTGATCCACGCGCCATCTATACCAGGTTTAACGCCCAGTATTGCAATACCTGATTGCGCATCTAAGCGGCGAACCCAGCAACTAAAACGGGCTGTTCGCTTTGGGTCGATTGCGGCTACGTTACTGATAAATCCACCATCAGGAAAATCTTGACTACTCGCATTTAAGTCTTTATTTGTGCAACGCCAAATGATTTCAGTATCGCTGCTAGGACCATCGGTTTTAACTAGTGCGTTTTCAGCACCAAGCCCGATGAAATCAAAACCATCAACAGCTATAGCGCTTCCTTCATTCCATCCCGTGGTGTCAATAAGGCTGTTTAGTAGTCGCTCGTCTTCAGGTTGATCATAGATACTACCGCCCCACTCAGCGCCATGAGTAGCATAATTTCTGAATACAGCGCCGTCCCAGCGTTTAACCGTTCTAGTTTGAGAGTTAACCCAAAGATCGCCAACATCGTCAGCGGTTAAAGTTGGTGCAGTAGTTTGTACGTATGTGACAGCTACACCGTCAGCCGTTGTTTGTGCGTTTTGTGCAGAGTTGATGACACTGGCTATTCCAGTATCAGGGGCAGGCGACCAAATCAAGCCGTCATAAATATACAGTTTATTAAAGTCGTCAATATCAAACCAGTAATCGCCAGTATCTAAGCTGGGGTCGGTTGGCTGAGAAGAGTCGTACCAGATCTTAAAGCTACCACCGGCCGCCGCCGCCGCATCTGCAATTGCCTGCACCATATCTTCATGGGTAGATTTGATAAATCTTAGGTTGTCATAGCTATCAATGACTGATGCCGATACCAGGAAGGAAGATTGAGCGCCTGAATACAACCCACCCACATTGTTGTAATGTTTTGATACTGCTCTAACTTTGATTTCAATAGACAAATACACGCCATCAGCTGCGGTATTTGATAAATAGTCCATGACATTTTTAGCATACGAATAAACAAAAAACGGCGAGACTGATATTTCAGTCCTAAGCAAAAGCCCAGCACTATAAATCTCCACCTCATAATGATTAAAGTATGCGCGTTCACTGTTGTTATGATCCCATTCAAAACTGGCATGTGGACCACTAAAGACAGAGCCCGTTTCGCCTTGGAGCTTTATGCCTGAAATCGTGGCGAATGGGTAAACGACTGATAATTCGGCATTCGTTCTTCCATTTATATCTGTTGTTGCTCCTTGCTGTATTGGTCCCGATGTTGTCGCTATGCCTGCCAAGGAAACAGGTCTTATTCTCACTTCATATTGCTTGCCATCGCTATTCACTTCAATGATAGATTCGTGTGAGGCTGGTTTAGCGCTTATCCATGTTGTGGTACCAACCTCTCTATAATCCACGAGCGAGTAACTGTAATTGGTGTCATTAGGTGGCGTCACACTTACTTCAATCGTAGATCTATTGCCATCAGGTGTAACAGGTGTGTTTGTATATTCAGTTAAGGTAAAGGTAGGGGTAGACTCTACGTAGTCAGGTAAATCAGCTACAGGAATTGAATTTATATCTAAAAATAAGATCTTTGCATTTTGGCTCCACGTATTTTCAATAACCTTTACGCTACCGCCCCCACCACCAGGACTTGAAGCGGGCAAGCCCCAACCATCGCCTGAACCGTGTCGATAAAGTCTTGTTTCTCCCCCTATAACTCTTGTTCGTATATCGTCGTAGCTTGTATTAGCTTCAGGGCATACCCCGTGATTAAGCACTGTGTTCGATGCGCTAAAGTTTGGAAAGGTTTGGTTAGAATTTAGGGTGACGACTAGCAATCCACCGGAAGCACCACCAGCGCCCGCGCCCGCTCTAATGACATCTGTTGCAGGGTTATAACTGTAGTTATCAAAGAATATAGCTGTATCGGCACCTGGTAACCCTGGCGCACCTGAAAGATCAATTCTACTTGATGCGCCATAAGCGATACCGGAAGCCATCACAACTAGCCCAGCGCCACCAGCACCACCAGGCCCACCAAGGGCGAGAAAAGATTCGGGTGAATAATTTGGAGAGGGTGTTTCCGCTTTATAGATACCACCGCCTGAAGATCCAGAGGACCCCATAATCGTGGATGGAAGCCCTATAAGGTTAAGCGTAGAATCAATTGACAAAGATGGAGCGGTAACAAAGTCCGAATCACCTTTTACAATCCGCACACCATGACTAGAAGTGTGCTTGAATGATATGTAAGGCTTGTTTGTATCATAATTCCCGTCACTGTCTCTACGGTAAGAGATTTTTTTGACCCACCCACCTTGGGCCATAGTGGTACCTATACCAGCTAAGCCTAAATTTGCCGCAACAGGGGTTTTAATGTGACTAATAACGCTATCGGCTATGCCACCAGCAAGACCTTTACCTACACCTTCTATCTCGCCATTGTTCTGTAGAAATCCTAGAACTCTAATCTGAACATTTTTATCAATATGGATTGTTGCGCCTGAATTAATCGTTAAATCTTCAGCGCAATAATAAATGCAGCTAGCATCATTTAGATCAGCATGACCAGCTAAGGTTATATCTCCTGTAACAGTTGTCGTTCCCCCTGCCGACGAAACCGCCGCGCCAAAGTTAGCGGCATTAATTTCGGTACCTTCTGAGGTGATAAACTGCTTGTCTAAATTAACGGTGTCACTAGGGGCAATATCACTAGCTCTTTGCGAACTACCAAAAAGCTTTAATTTTACTTCGCCAGTGCGTTTATCAATGCTTATTTTCTGGATCTCAAAGTTTCTGTTTAGCTTTCCAGCTTCATTAGAAAAATCCTCAAACAAAGACAGGTCAAGCCTTACTATATCGCCCACTTCCAGGTCTGCTTGGTCAGGTGTAAGCGTTACCTCAATTCTAAGTGGTGGACCCGCATATCTTGATCGTATTGAATCAAAATGGTACTTGATCGAATTAGACGAGTGCCTAGAACCATGCAAGGTTTTCAGTTCAATGATTTTAGGATCTGAGGCTTGATTTCTTTCGATTGATTGAGGGTCTGTCAACACGCTAGTTCGTGTGAATTTTTCTCGTCGAGAGTCCCAGTTCCAGCGAATTACGAAACTATTCAAAACAGATTTAAGGTCGTGCTTCAAGGGGGTATACGAAACAACATTAACGATATTTAAAAGACGGTCATAAGATCCTAGTGGCCCAATGTACTTCAAACGCTTTAAGCCCATTTCGCCAAAATTTGAGATAGGCGCATACACCCCAAGCATAAAAAATATCTTTTGCTCGATGTATTTCTTTGCGTCTTCGTCTTCAGCCCCTCTAATCGAAACCGGAAACCCATTATCAGGGTTTGTTAAGTCCCAAAGGTCTACGCCAATATTTATAAAAGAAGATGTCTTGATGTAGTCAGTGCTGATACTCACATGCCAGTGATCAGGAAGAAACTTACCTGGGTAGCCGTAAATTGAACCAGTTAGAAGCGCGTATACAGCCATAACAGCGGGCATTTCTAAATACACGTATTCTTTGATAGCAGGGGCGCTCTCAATGCCTCCTTCTGGATCAATCTCAATGCTCTTTGCTGTTGTGCCTAAAATCCCTCTAATTAACCCTGTAAGCTTATTCCCTGTCTTGCCTGTCCATATTGCTAACTCAAACCCTTCATCGCTATCGTTGTCTAGCCTGATAATGCCAATTTCATCTATGCCACTAAGCGTGGGGTAAACCAAGCCGCCTGGATCTGTTGGGTGATCAAGCGGGTGAGTTTGAGATTGTAGGCTTCGCAAAAGGGTTAGCCCTGAAGCACTTGGAAGCTGGTAAACTAGATGCAATTCATTTGCATTTAAAACATCAATTTCGGTTGAATCAGCATCAATAGATGTCATTAAAACCGTTTCTTTGACAACAAATATTTTCCTTCTGGTGGTTCTTTGAATGTCGCCGCAATTGAACGAGTAACTGCCATTTTTATAAGAGATGTCGTTATCAACAATGTAGGTATCTGTAGGCTGGAAATCTTCCCACAACAGCCCACGATAGCCTTTATGCACCCTAACCCGTTTGCCTTTAAGTCCTTTGTTTTCTGTTAACTTTGATCTAATTACGTCTGTTAAGTTTACGTCCAGAGCTTCGAATTTTATGGACCCTATTGTTGAGTTAGCCTTGTCTGGATTTAACTCTTGACTACTATTAGAGATTATTTTCAAAGAGCGGTTTGAAATGCTGCCAGCCAAGCCTGGAACGTCATGTGTTGTGAGAAAATGCGTGTCGGCATTTAACAGGTCAAATGACAGCTCAATGACAAATATTGGCTCTTGATTGTTTGAGTTACTTTTGGACCTGAATTCTTGAGGGTAGGTAATCATCTAACTAAATACCGTTTCTGAAGGGTTAAAATAAATTGAAAAGGTATAGGTCCACCGCTCCATGTATTTATAGCGAGTTCTTTTAGGGTTCCCCTTTAAACTTGCCGCTATTTGCTCGACTGGTGAAGCTAACAATCCGTACGGGTCGAATGTGAAATCTTCACCCCCTAGAATGCTGTCGTAGAATTCATTCATTTGATCTTGAGTGGCCGTATCGACGATTTGCACCGTAGATACATTGGCCATGTGGTCTGTCCGATGGAGCGATGTAAATCGCTTTCCAGATAAAGAAACTGATTCCTCAATTTCACGCTTAAGGTCTGGATCGAATTTTTTTATGTCAATTTCTATTGAGTACTCGGTTCCTGCGCTATGCCCAGAAACCAGTCGCCCCCTATCTACTGCGATATAAGTAATTGCTCCCATTAGGCTGCTAACTCCTGGCCATTTCTTGACGCGGCTTCGATCAATACAAAGTCGGTACTATCAAGATGCTCTTTGAGGATGGTGGCTATATGTTCAGCGTCGATGCCGCTCACAGGACCATTGAAAACAACCTGAACCGCTTGGCGAGTGTCTTCCACTTCACCTACGTCTGTGCTGATACTGTCAACGCTTGTTGTGGTGTCTGAAGTAGAGACATTCGCGCCCCCTCCAAACTTTTGAGACTTAATATTCTGAATTTGAACAAGACCAGCGGCTGCGACCATTGCGGCGAGTGGCGGGCCAACAATTGGACCTAATGCCCATGCTTGTGTGACACCTAGAGCGGTATTGACGGCAGCGGTTGAAATAGCGGCGACTTTGCCAATATTGAAAAGCTTTTTACTGCTAGCGCTCATTAAAGTGCTCGCAGCCCCTGAAAAGGTAGAGATTGCTAAATTACGTGATTGTTGTTCTTGTTTTTTAATCTCAGTAACTTGCTTTTCATGTCGCTTAACTTCGTCCTCAGAAGCTTTATTTGCTGCTTTTTCATTAGCGGCATCTTGCTCTCTGAACTCATTAATTATCGCCATGCGGCTTAAATGCTCACCTCTCTCAAGGTCAAGATTGTCAGATTTGGAAGCGTCACCTAAAGAATTTGATAACCCCCCTGTATCATAAACAGCATCATTACTGGCCGATAAATGCCTGACACTTTCCGCTCTCGTCGCAATATTACTAATTGATGATTGGCCGTAAATTGAAACGTATTCTTTTATTTTTTCTATATTTGAAGAATGAAGTTCATTCTCTTGTTGCAGTAGCGACAATCCTTCTGTGCGAATAGAATTGAAATCAGTTGAAAGCTTGGTGTAATACTTATCTTCCGCTTCGCTTTGTGACAAGGTTGCGGCCAGCGTCTGTTCTCTAGCTTTTTTGTCTTCCTTCGCTCCTTCTTTGGCAATGTCGTAAAATGATTTTCTACCAGCGGTCCAGAGTTTTTCAATTTCTGTTAAATCCTCTGCATCCTTTCGCTCTTGAGTGAGTGTCGACGCTTTATCTTTCGCTAATTTAGACTCTTTCTCGCTTTGACCAATTCTCTTTTGAATCAGTTTAATTTTTGCAGCAATTAGAGCCAGCTCACGCTCTTCTTGCTTAATTACAAACGGATTCACGCCAAATGAATTTTTAGTTCTAGCAAGCGCATTAGCTTTACTGAGGTGTTCAATTTGTAAGTCGGCCAATTGCATCAAGTCATCTGGATTCATTGATTCAGCAATGCCGCGAAATGAATCAGCCATACCGTTTAAGAAGTTGGTTACTTTTCCGCTCAAGCCTGTAGTGCTGTCAATGGCTTCATAAAGCTCGTCCCATTCTTGGCCTAATAAATCAACCGCACCGGCTAAACCCTGCCCCGCACCTTCGCTGGTACCACCAATTCTTCCCTCAAGGGTTTTTAAGATTAAGGCTTGCGCCTGGGCTTTTTTACCCGTTTCGGCTAACAATAAAATCTGTTCGCGCGCTTTCGGATTAAACGCCCCTACAGCCGTTTCAAGTCGTGATAATTGCTTGACGGGATCATCTAAGGCTTTACCTAGCTTTCTAGCGTTTGTTGAAGCGCTACCGCCCCAAATTGACGCCATATCTTGTGATAGTGATATAACGTGCTCGAATGAGTCGCTTCCTACAGATTTGAAAGTTAGTAATGAGTTGATAGCCTGGCGAACATCAGTTGTGCTTGCTAGCGTGGCTCTAGCCGCTCCCCTGGCCATATCATCAAGCTCTGACGAAAGAAAACCAGACGCGCCACCTGTTGCTTTTAATATCGCCTCAGTTTTGCCCATCTCCACTTCAACATCAGACATCACTTTAAGTACTTTGACGCCGCCAAAGCCAACAGCAGAAAGCCCAACAGCGAATAAGCCCAGCGCGCCTGCGCCAGATGTAAAAATGGTTTTTAAGTTAGTGGCTCTTGATGCTATGCCACCCAAAGGACCGTCAATTAACGCAATACTTGAAGTTAAAGACTTCGAAGATTTAGCAAATCGATTTGTGTCATTTGCGCTCTTTTTCATAGCAGAATCATAATTGCTATGATTCGCCTTCATTACATGAACGTGGGTGTTTACTGTGCTCATAAAGTCACTACATAAAGTCGTTAATTGAGGTGGGTTTTTTGGTGGTTTTACCGGCTATATTTGTAATCACGGACGCCAAGAAAGCATCAGCTTTAAAGCCCCAAGGCTCCATTGCGTAATAAGCGTGAAAGTAAGTGAAGTCTTTTTGAGAGGTTGTTTCCATGATCTCGCGGGGTGATTTACCCCACTTGATCGCGAGCCTGGTAGCCATCAGAAGATTGGGGCTATCCTCTAATTCTTTTTTGCGGCGAGCACCCCTTTTTCACCCATGTAAGTGAAATCTACAATGCACTTGTAAAGCTCAACTACTACGGCATCGCTGTAGACTGATTTAAAGCGCTTCATCTGTGCGGCTGTAATCTTTTTCACGCCATCCCAACCACACATAGATTTAATAACTGTTTCTAGTAGTACCTGGTCACGCGCTGCATTAGAGTCGCATCCGTCCATTTCCTTATGGATTGCTTCCTTTTCTGAAACAGTGATTTCATAAATTAGAGGCTGGTGATCAAGTCCTAGATGGCGCACTTTTTCACTTCTGCGCTGTTTTTTTTCTTCCAGTATTCCAAGCAGGTCATCTACATTCATGGTGCTTCACTCTCGTCGATTGCTTCGATTTGCGTATAAGGAACTTTTACCTTGTCTGGCTCACCTCTAACCTGTTCCATGAACTCGCGACCACTTAAGGTCACCAGAAAATCAATCTGGCGACCACTCGAACGAACCTGTCGCATTTTCACTGAGGAATGACTAAGAGCCAGAGCTAGAAAACCTGCAAGGTTAGTATTTGCTGGTACATCAAAGAAAATGAGTTCACTCGTTTTCGCTTGTTGTGCGCCGGTTATTTGTCGGGGTGATGTGGCTCGTAAAGGTGTAGCGTCAACAAACTCACCAATGGTACCTACAGCACCATTACCAGTGATCTCATCGAGCTCAAGGAACGAGCCTGGGGTTAAAGGGTCTTCATATAAGGTGGTGGAGCCTTCACCTATTTTGGGGACTGCACTATAAGTCATGATTTATTCCTCTTTGGGCATAAAAAAGGCCGCAAATGCGACCAGGTATTGGATTAGGGTTGAATAAGAAAAAAGGGGGCGGGTTACCGTGAAATGATTTGAAACGTAATAAATAGCGAAATATAAGCGTCTTCTGAATCGCCAGAATAATTAAATCGCTCTTTATAAAAATCAAAAGTAGCGGGATAAAGACGCATATACTCTTCAAGCGCTGTGTCGGCTATATCTTCCATTTGATCAAGGTCATCATCTTTTCCAGCTTTAAGATGAAACCCTACTTCAGCTTGCATATAGGTCATTACACCTAGACCTTGCTCTGCCTGGCGGCTTTCTCCTTCCGAAATATAGATATTCGTAAATTTTGGTGTCGGGCTATCAGGATCAAGCTCTACCGATCTATAGGGATAAACCGTACCTAATACTTTTGAGTGTGGTAAAAGGGCTTGTTTGAACCAGTCCCTTATTTGTTTTCTATTTGACAAGTTTGTTCCACCTGTAAATGTATTCACGTTTTAAAACTTTATCAAAGACATCACGTTCAGCACGTCTTAGCTCTCTTGGCATAAGCTCGTTCATGGTGTCGTTGATTCGAATTTTTACTACTCGTATCTTGTAGCGTTCTTTGCCGTGGCGTTGAAATATTTGCGGCTGGCCAGTTTTTTTAACCCTAGAAATAAACGCGTTCCGATAAAACCTTGAGCCACCAGCAATCTTAATTTGCGCGCCCCCAAGCCTTGATCTTCTTCTAGTGTTTTTCGAATCTTGCCCCGCTACTTTTTTTAAATTGATCTTCCCTTTGTTTTTCACAAGAGAAATAATTGGTATCGGAACCTGGTAAACATTTAGGCGTGCGGAAAGTTTCTTGTAGGTCGCCATGTCGCCTTTTTTTCGATTGAACCTAATTTTATTTCTTACGGCCGGTTCTTTTATTTTGTCTTTTTTAGCCGTGGCAATAACCACCTTTTGGCGGGCAGCTCTCATTGTGGAATTGAGAGCGACGATCATTGCTTTACGAACATGATTGCCTTTCATTTTTGAAAGTTGACTCGCCATCCCTTCAATTTGTAGTGGAAAGAACAGCGAGTCTTTCATGCTATTCACCCTTTGCTTCGGCTTTTTCAGTTTCAGCTTTTTCAGTTTCAGCTTTTTCAGTTTCAGCTTTTTCAGCTTCGGCTTTTTCAGCTTCGGCTTTTTTCTTTGCTTCAGCTTTTTTCTTTGCTTCGGCTTTTTTCTTTGCTTCAGCTTTTTTCTTTGCTTCAGCTTTTTTCTTTGCTTCAGCTTCAGCTTCGGCTTCGGCTTCGGCTTTTTCTTTTATTTCCGCTTCCGTTTCATCTTCAGCATCCAATATGACAGCTTCTTTGCGAGCCTTTAAATATTGGGCCTGGGACGGAGAAACCGCGACCACTGTGTTGCGTGGGCGCTGCTTACTGCGAATAGTTCTTGTTTCTAACATTTTTACGTTGACCATGCTTTTCTCACTTAATTTATGACCCAAGTTTGCAAACCTTTATCGCTCCGATCTAAAGGAGTTTTCAGTGTATAAACTTGAGAATCGATGGTAAAAGTTCCACCTTTCTTAGCAAAAGGAATGCTTTGAGAGTGGAAAGTAATTTGATGTTTGTCTTGAACAATCTCGCCAGAATCACTAAAACGTTCGACATTGGTACGGTGCAATACTTTGGCCGGTAAATAGCCGTTGTAACGAGCAATCACACCTAAAATTCGCAAGATGTTTGACGCCCCCTTATTTCGCCTGCGCGAGACTGCGCCAGATGTAACAAGAGGGTTTTGAAATGTAGGGGCGAGTAGCAGCGGGCCGCCCCCCTTCTCCCCCAAATAAAGCACCGTTAAGCGCCTTTTCTCAGCTTAATGACAGCTTGAGGCTTCGTACATAAGTACAACGGGTTAGATTGCGACTCTAGCTCAACCCCTTTATTAAACTTCATCGCTTCAGCTTTCGCGTAATACGGCAAACCAACCTGGTTGGCAGTCTCCATATAATCAGCAGGAGAAAAACGACCAATGAATAAATTCGGCGCACCAACCGCAACTGCATAAGCGTCATCATCACCAATGAAGCGAGAACCACCCACTTGACCGCGATACTTAACCCATTCAATTTCACCAAAGGTAAAGCCTTCGTTGTTTTTATCTCGGTTAAACTGGCCGTTATTCCAGAGCTCATAAGCTTTTTTAACGTTTGCATGACCAACTAATTCATTGTAAAAGTTACGACCACAATAGACCTTGATGCTCGTAAAACCGATACCATCCATTTCGTCTTCAATTAGGTCTTCTAGCGCACGACATTTGCCGGTAATTTCCGTAGTTGTAACATCTAAAACCATGCCGAATTCAGTTTGCGTTAAACCAAATCGAGCATAAACATCAAGCAACACATCTGATCCGTTAGCGTCCAATACCTTGCCTGTTAATGCGCCTACCTTTAAATGCTCAATCGTAGCATCGAGATTGTAACGCATCGTTGTGACACGTTTGGCGACCACACCAGCCACTGTTTGAGCTTGGTTTTCGGCTCCAAATTCACGCACACCATTTACTTCATCAGCCTTGATAACAGCTTGTTGAGGAAGGTGGATTGTATTAAAAGGTAATAGGATTCGTTTTGAACCATGAACCGGCTTAGCAGGCGCACCACGTTCAGACGCTTCAACAAGCGCTAAGGTATTACCATCTTTCTCAATTTGAGCGGTTAAAGTAGAAATACCTTCTTCCTGAAACATGCCGCTATTATTCAGCATTCCAGGTACTTGTTTATCTTCGTTCATTGCAAGCGTTAGCGTGGTTAACGAAAACGCATCATCATTTTCAAAATCAATCATCGGTATAAACTCCAGGTATAAAAAAGCCCCACATGAAGCGAGGCTTGAATAAAAATTTAATTAGCTATAAATCGGGGATTTTTAAAGGGTTACAGAACCTTAATACCGACTGCGTTTAGATCAGCTTCACCAGCAGCATCATGCCCGTAGAGCATGTTCAGCGAGACTTCTGCGTCACTCTCAATTACCAACTGATCTGAGTCAGCATTAAGACCTGTGGCGCTGGTATCAACATCGCGATATTGAATTGCTACCGCCGTTTGTGACCCATCACTTGCACCATCCAAATAAGGAATATGCTTACCACTGGCAGTTATCTTGCCTAGCAAAGTGCCTGCTTTAATGTCATGCCCTGCCAAAATAGTGACTGTGGCTCGTGAGCGTGTACCGTTAGCTTCTGAGATCAAAAACTCACCGGCGCGATTTTTTTCAACTTGCATATTATTTACCTATATTGTTACGTGCTTCATAAATGGCATGAGAGCTAAGCTCTTTTACCGCTGAACCGACCACACCGGACGGCAATGAGGGGTCTTGCTCTAACTCTGATTGAGCAATCGCCTCAGTAATGGCATGACTCAACATTTTTGCTGGGTCAGCCAAATTATTTAGAATTTCTTTATTATCAATATTGCTGGCAAGGCAAACCGCCTGAATACCTGTGACAGTGTTTATTTCTTGAGTCACTTGCTCTTCAGAAAACTTCTTATCTAGCATCCTATTGATTAGGCTTGGTACTTTTGCCTCCGTACAAGCTTGAGCAATAAACTGAGCATCAGCCCCTAACTCCACGGCTGTAAGACCGAATTTACTTAATTGATCTTCTGTTAGATCTTTAAGCTGTGTTTCTAAGTCAGGACTATTCGAAAGCAACTCAATTTGAGATTTTTGGTGAGCAATAATTGTTTCGAGCGATCCATTCTTGGAAGCCTGCTTAGCATCAACAAACGCGACCGCCTGAAGATCTACCGACTGTGAATCTACAAAACCCCACTCAAGCGCTTCTTCTGCGCTCATCACTCGATCTTCCTTCATGAGCGCCAGCAGTTCGTCTTTTGTTTTGTTTTTGGTGGCGATACGAGGCATGTAGAAATCAATCACTGAATTCTCTATCGTGTCTAAGTCTCCGGCCAATGCTCGGCATTGATCAGCATTGATATAACCCTCCATAATCGACATTGGCTTATGGACCAGGTAATTAGTCCCTATTCCCATTTCAATCGTGTCACAAGCACTAGCGATTACTGTGGCTATGCTGGCAGCCTGACCAATTACACACGCCGTCCATTTAGCAGAATGATTTTTAATAAAGTTGGCAATTGAAACGCCGTCATAGACATTTCCACCAGGTGAGTTAATTTCTAAAAAGACCTCGTTAAGATCACCCAGCGCCCGAACTTCATTAATAAAGGCAGTGGCTTCAACCCCTTTATCGGTCCACCAGTTGTAACCAATTTGATCCATGATCTGAATGACTGCTGAATTAGCCGATGAGTCATGATTTATAATGTTAAAAAATTTCATAGGTTTACCCTTTATTTCAGTCGTAAAAAAACCCGCACTTGGCGGGTTTATTTGTTTTCGTTTTCTTCCGGTTTATCGTCATCATCGTCATCTATTACATCAACTTCAGTCTTTACAGGATCTGTTAAGCCGTGTTCCTTGCGTAAATCTCTACGCCTTACTCGAGCCAGAACATTTTTCAAATCAACTTCTTCAGCCTCCTTACCGCTTTCAGCTACTAGGTCATCACCAGCATTAAGGTTGTTATCTTTAGCCATGATTTGCGCTTGAATGTCTTGAACCGGATGAATGTGTTTCCATGCGTTAGGGCGCCAATCAACTTTATGATAGTCATGAACATTAACGGCATAATTTATAGGCGTTACAACACCAGCCAAAACAGCGCCTTCGATTGCCCATTCTTTAATTTTACGTAGAGCTTGGAATTTCAGATTTTCTTGGTCCATTGAAATACCGCGACGATATTCCTGAATGAACGCTCTAAAAATACGATCATTCACACCAGCCCAATCGCCAGTCATTAACTCATAAGGGATATTAAATGCGGCCGCTATCATTAATTTTTGTTCGCGGGTGTAATCTTTATAGCCAGATCCAGTGTTATCACCTTCAAACAATTTAAGGTCTTCACCTGGTAAGCCAGAAATAAAAGTCCCTGGTCTTATTTGTGCCGACTCTTCAGCATCATCTTCGTATATGGATTTTCCCGTCATAGGGTCGAAGTTGTAATCATCTTCGTCATATTCTTTACGAATAATCATGCCGGTATAGCCAGCCTTAGACTCCTTACGCTGAAGCTCTGCATCATCATAGCTTTCGTAAGTTTTAACCTTTAAAAGTGATGTACTTGGCTCTGGTTCGCCTCTTATTTGCCCTGGTCGTTCAGGTTTAAATAAATGAATAATATCGGCGGCCGGCACTCTGATTAAATTGGTTAAATCAACATCCATTTCAAACTCACCAGGATGGGATTTGTACATCCAATAAGCCACGCGTTGACCTAACTTATTAAACTCAATACCACTTTTTATCTTATTACCATTCTTTCTGGTGTCATTGAGCGTTGTTGGTACAAAGTCAGATTCTAAAGTTTGGATCTGTAACGGGATTAATAAACCCGCACTAAGTGAACGTCTACGCCTTCTTACAAAAACTTCACCCGATAAGCGTTGCGATTGATTCCATAACGCTTGCATTCCGTAAAGGCTTAAAACACCTTCTGGATCGCATTGGGTAGAAAAGATTTCAAAAGCTATACGCATAGCTTCATTAAAATCTTGATCATCACTTCGAAACCTGGGGATAATTCCGGTACCAACCGTATTGGTCACATTTGAACGAATAGCCTTTTTAACCATTGGGCTATTTCTGAAGGCGTGACGGCTTCGACTAATGAGTGTATTTAAGCTGCCTTGTAATGTGGCGTTAGGTCCATTACGTGAAACACCATAACCAGCAAATCGACGACTTTGTGATGCTGAGTGGTAATCTGGTTCTGCGGCTGTAGCTGTATTAACCAGTTCTGCTCTCATTCTTATTCTTTGCTTAGCTGCCACTATAACCCCCTACAAATAGACACATGAACAGGTCGAAAACGATTGGTTTTTCTTGTTGTGGTCGCTGTGACGTTCTGCTTTAGCTTTGTGTAATATATGATGCCTCTCTCAATCTCCTTGATTGAGCGATACTTAGTTGACTCACCCTCAAACTGCACTTCTGAAACAGAATCAATGCCGTCTTGAAGCTGCGCTATTCGTTCGTCAATTTCAGGAATAGTTAATGCCATAATGTTTCTCTTTAGGAGCTATAACGAACTTTGCGGGTTCTACGTCTTGCTCTTGGTGCGGGGGGTTCTGCTATTTTTTTCTCTTCGCGGTCTTCAATCACACGAATAATTTCAGGGTTTTCGTCTTGAGGTCTTGCCCACATAGGCGGCATATCCCAAAATTTTAACTTGTTGTATTTCAGGTCTCTTGAAAGCGCTTCGCCATAGTTGAATAAATCAAAGGCTTCGTTATTTCCGCTACCTGGTGAAGTCCAGTGACCTTGGAAGTCTCGCTCTTCGTAAGTTAATTCTTCAAAGAACCATTCGCCTAACCAAGATGGGAAATGAACATAGCCACGTCCTCTCTCTTCGCGCTGAAGGTTGTTAAAGACTATATCCTTACATTTGTCTGTATTAATTATGGCGACCGGAACATCGCCTTTAGCTTTCGCCTTGCGCTTTTTGTTATTAGTATTATCAGGGTGTGTAATCTTAAAAATGTCAGCTTCTTTACGGCTGCCACCTTTCACAAGCAAGAACTTGCCATGCTTATTATCTTTCTTTAAAACTCGGTAATACTCATAAGCATTGTTTGATACGCCATCTTCACCACCCTGGTCACAAGCAACTTTTTTAATTGGCATAAAACCTTTGCCACTTGCCAATGGGTAAACCTTATCAATTACCTGACGCCCTATTTCATCCCAGTCTTCTAAATAAGAGCCTGGTTCAATCGCCTTTTCTTCACCCTCTTCATTTAAGCGAGAAGAGGTTTTTCTAATATTGAAACGATCAATTACAGTCTCTTCTTTTTCGCCAATACCATGAACCTGAACAACAAATCTTTTCTTTCCAATGGCACCGGCTTGTATATCGATCCTGGCCGTTAGGAAGCGAACCCATTCAGGCACTTCCATCTTCTTAAAACTACAAGCTTCAGCACGATCCATTAAGGTTTGCTTTAAATCGCCTGAATCCATTTTCACGCCTTTTAGAACCGTTCCTAATTGCGTGTTGTAAACGGTCATTAATTCGGTGTCATCACCAGACGTTTCATATTCTTTTTTGGCTTGTAAGTATTTCAGTATCAGCGTTTTAGGTGCCTGAAGTTGTGCCCCCCAACCTGCTACCCCAAAGGTCGCCATGTCTGAATTAATCAGATCACCGTGAATATCGCCCTTGCTATCAATCGTTTGACCTTCGCCAAGCCATACACCCTTCTTATTCATTGCATTTTTATGTTTGTGAATATCAATGAGGCATCCATTATTAGGGCAAATTAGGCGGCTTTTTTCGGCTGCTTCTTTTAAATCATCACCACAATTTGGAATAAAAAGGTAACTTTCATCAAAGGTAGCTCTGTTCTGAAAATACTCACCACATTCAGGGCAAGGCCAGTACCATTGCTCCATCGTGCCTTGGTGATAAAGGCTTGTGATTCCCATTGCGGGGGGATAATGGTGTGTGCTGGGTAATTTTTTCTTAGGGTCAATCGAGTAACCTTTCGGGCTACTTTCAGCAATACACTTACCCCGCGTTAAAAAGGCTTTCGTCCTGTTAAATGCTAATTGCCATGCGGTACCTTCGCCATCGATGTTTTGCGGGAAACGATCATAATCAGTCATCACCACAAATCTAAGCGTTTTGCCTGAGAAGTGAGAAACCGCTGGCCAGCCTAAATATACTGTTTCACCATGCTTAAATTGCTTATCAAAAACATTGTCGCCAACTTGCAGCGAATTCAAACCTTTTGACCAGCGTAATAACCTGGCTAATCGAGACATTGAAAAGTCACGCGCCATATCTTTACGCGTTTGGACCACCAACATATCAGCATGAATATTTTTAATATTTTCAGCTAATACACACTCAACCATTGTGAATGTTTTTAAACACTGAGCGGGGGCAACCACAACAATACCCTGGTACTTTCGACCGCCCACTAGATCTAATGGGCGTCTTAGGTATGGTGGTACCTCAAACATGGCTGAGTGACCGCCAGGTGTATGCGACCAAACATATTCTTCAACTGATTCACTAATAGGCTTTCTGTTTGGCGGCAATATGCCAGGTGATAACTCTCGCCTGATAGATTCAGTAGAGCCCAATAAAGCATTCATTATTATTCGTTCCAGGCTTCATAAAGCGTGATTTGAAGGCGGTCACATAATGAAATCATGCGCTCTATTTCTTGAGCTCCTAGCCCGTCATCACGTTCTAAAATATCAGGGAATGATTGAATTTTTTCTTTCAGATTATCTTGCAGTTGCTTGTAGTCAGAACGCACCTCTTCAGCTGAGATATATGTTCGAATGCTTACTTTATGGTCAACTTCTTTTTGTTCGGCTATCCAATAGTCTTTACGTTCTGAAGGGCTTAATGTTCTGGGGTCTACTTCACCCTCTAGATAAGTACTTGAGCCAAACATGATTTTAGCCACGTCTGCGATTCTGAATTGATTGTTACCTTTATATTCTCCGGTTATTTTCACACAACCTTTTTCAATACTATTCCTAACTCTCTGACGACCTACGCCAAACATAGCCGCTAATTCTGAAATGTTAGCGGTAGTGGGATCTTGCCCGTCATAACTCATGGTAAATAAGTGGTTAAATCCTCAACAGTAGAAGTAGTAAGCCCACTCATATTTCCATCTGAGCTAATGACCGCTATGGTGATCTCCTCACCTAATTGGTCCAGGCTAACATCTTGAACTATTAAGTAACCTTCCGAGTCAGTAGACAAACCTTCAATGCTTACGCCCTTCTCAATTAAATGTGCCGTGAATCCTACGCCACTAGCAAAAATAGCATTATTAGTTCTGCTTTGAAGTTGGATGCGTATTCCATTCGTTAAGCCAACTTCAGGTGTCGAGTCGGGAGTAAAGGTATCAACAATATTTGCAGTAATACTTGATCTAGGTAGTGACGAATCCCATAACACGATACCTTGTTGAATATTTGCCGCGTAAGCGATTAAGGTTGTTTCTTGGGTGTTTGAATACGATACCATCGAGCCAATATTTAACTGAATTAGTCCTTCAGCATTAGCAGTAATTGAGCCAGCATCATCAATACTACTTATAGGGGTATCCCTTAAGCCGTGCAACTCGAATGAATCAAAAATAGTCAGGTCAATCGCTGAGCCGTCATAGCGTAGAAAAACATCAACCAGGTTAACTCTATCCTTGAAAATGGTGATTTCGTCTACGGTTGCTACTAACAAAGAAGGCGTGAAGCTTAATTGAACTGGATCAGGTGCGATAATTAATTCAGAAGCAAGTAGAGTTACTGGCCCAAGTTTAAGCGACGACTTTAATAGCGTTACTGGGCCTAGTTTCATGCGTCCACCACATCAAAAATTAAACCAGTCACTTCGGCATAAACCGCACCGTCAGCTTTAGTTAGAACACCTGTGGAGCCATTAAGCGTAACGCCGGTTGGAAGTACTCCCGTATCAACTGAATAAGCAAGTGGGGTGTTGTCTGGATTATCAATATGCTGCGCAAGTGGGTATGTGGTATCAATAGCGAATGATGATGCGGGAAATGGGTTTTGTGTGGACTCACTAATCGCAATAGGAGGCGCGACTACAACATTAACTATTCGAGAGGCTTGAATCGCTGCATTTGTGGCGGCATCTGTCGTGTTATATAAAAGGGTCGTTTGACCAATAACCGATGTATCAACAGTATTATCTGCGGTTATTTGTTTATTAACATCAACATTATCAGAAACCGTTGCGCCTGGATCACTCCAAGCCGAGTCTTGAATAACTTCAAGTGGATTATCGCCATTCAACGCTATTGTTGGCGCTGTCGTATCAATCACAACCCCAGCAGGGATAGCACGATCAATCGGAACACTCCAAATACTGTCGCCTTCATCTTGATACCACAAGCGAATCGAACCGCCGTCATCACTGGTCGCGGTTCCATTTACGAGATCAACGGTGACTGTTCCTGTCAGAACCTCACAATAGCCGTTATCGGCCGTTGCAAGACCAGGCGCATAAGTTGGCCCGTTAAAACCTGTGAGCGCTAATGTTTCTTCATAGGAATCGCCAACCGTAGGAACAATTTGAAATGTTACCGCATCGGTATCGCTGCCATCAGTGATTTCAATGGTGAGGTCGACACCATAATATAATGTTCGGTCACCAAACGACTTAGGTTCTGGACACGGTAATACTGAAGTAGCCCCATCCTGTGAAGTTTCGCTAATAGCTTGCCCGTTGATAGTGTACGTCTTACCGGAAGAGCTCGCGTTACTGTGATTAATCGTGATCGAATCACCGGCATAAATTGGCCCCGCCGTAATGCTATCAATGACCAAGGCAAGCGCCGTCACATTGACGGTAATTAGCGCGGTATCACTGGCACCATCATCGTCTGTCGCTGTCACGGTTGCTGTTATAGGTGTGCCTGCAACAAGCCCCGCATTGTCGAGTAACGAGATAACGCCCGTTGTTGCATGAATGCCTAGAACTGCACCATCAATTGAATAATTCGCAATCGTGCCATCACTATCCGTGGCCACATAAGTCGCAATGACATCGTTATTTTGCGCATCTGTTTGAATAGAATACGTATCATCATCAGCGACCGGCGCTTGGTTTGCACCTTCCGTATAGTCGATAATTAATCTAAGGTCGCTAAAGTGAACGCTTTGCCCTTCTGAGGTGCTGCTGTTACGCGCACGAATAAAACACTCTGCGTTAATGTCGTCGACTGTGAACGCAAGTCCACCGATATCCTTGACTGTTTTAGCTTCGGTGCGGGTTTCGAGCGTGTTCGGGGCAGTCACTGCCGTACCAGACTGTAACTCGCCGTTTATGGTAAACCTAGGCTGATACTTTGGCGTACCAACTGCGATCAACTCCCCTGACCACGTAACACTGTTGATCGTTGCACCGGCAGGTACTTGCTCGTTACTTAACAAAAACTGCTGATTACCGTCTGTATCAGCGCGCGCTATCCCTGTGTTCGTCAAACCATCGGTAACCCCGATGGTTTTGCTTGCGGCGATTACGGCAAGATACTGATTTAACGACCCAACAGCACTCTCGGAGACTGGCGTTCTAATTAGAATAGTCATTACCAATTAGCTCCAAATTGCTTCAAGCCTGTAATTACTGCCCCCATATTTGCACCTTGTGATGCGGTTCGCCATGCGGGAGAAGTGTTATCTATTGCCATATAGTTAGCGTTTCCGCGAACAGTAGAAAGGAATAGTGGATCGGCTTCGATAGAGTTTATTTCTTGCTCTTTCGTTAGCGTGACGCGGGTGTAAACCTGCCATGCGGTTAGGCCACTTTCGTCGTGGCCCTTCCAGTTGTAATTTAGGTCTGTTGCAGCACCCCGATTGAAATAGAGGTTATTATTAGTAGTCAGTTCCTGTACTTGGTCCGTTGATGCGCCACCCCTTGGCTCAAAACCACCATCCCCCGTATCGAATAAGTATGCTTTCCCCGCTATATCGTGATTAACGACAAATATGTTATCTCGAACATTTACATTTTCACTGTTCCTAGAATATAAATAACCGTTGTCCTCCCATATAGGGTTTTCACTCGTCAACTGTAGGCCATCGCCGGTTGATGATGCTCTGAACGCTGACCTTTCATTAACCGGTTTTCCTGCATTAGTACCGGCATCATAAAAAGTGTTGTTGTGGATAAAACCCCCTTTAGCGCCGAATGTCTGCGCCCCGCTTTCTCCCGTCCCGTCAACTTTGTTGTAACGAATAACACTATCGTAATTCTGTACAGACTCACCCAAAGCCCCGCCTGATTTCGTCCAAATATCGTAGATATGGTTGTATTCTGAAAGGCAGTACTGAGACACCTTTTTGAAATAATAGGCGTGACCGTCAGTGATGTTATAAATAGAATTTTGGCGAAGAATCACATAACTGGAACTTGTAATATCTATCCCTTCCGAATTTCCAGCCCCCGCCAATCCAGAGTCATGTATCCGATTATTAAAATATAGGTTATACGACGAACCTGAATTGTTCTTAATAGGGTCATGGCCACTGAAACCTATATCACTATTTTTCACGGTTACATGATTCGAGCCTGTTACTGACAGCGCATGACTTGATCCGCCTTTAATTGTAAGCCCATCGAACACGGTCCAAAAATCATTATTTAGTAGCCAGCCTCCAGAATAAATACCCATCTGAATCGTTGCTTCAGCGCCTGTGATTGGTTTTTCTATGATTGCCATTCTTGGATTACGTGCTTTGTACACAATCGGTTGTAATTGCGTCCCTTGCGCTGTTATACGCCACTGTTCAGACTCGCCGTGTGCATAGGTGCCATCTTCAAATATGACGGTATCACCGGCTGCAACCACATCATCAATATGGTTAGGAGTTAAACAAGGTGATAATTCTGTACAGGGGTTCGTATCGTTACCCGATGGCGATAAATACAGTGTTGCCCCAGTACCCACCGCATCACCGGCACCCTCCGTAATTCCCGCCCAATAATTAGGGTAGGTCGATTCATTGCCCACGCTTGCGTTTAAGATCTCATTACCTGGTGCACAAATAAATGTCCACTTTTTACCGTCTGCACAATCAACTAAATCACCGCTCGTAATTGGTGTGGATAACGGTGTGATTTCGGCAAAGGCAGTGCTTAAAAGCATCGCAATTGTTAGCCAGAAAGCTAATAGTGAGTGGATAATTTTTTTCATTTCTTGCCTGCCTTTTCAATTGCGCGAACTTGTCGCCATTTTAAATACGCCCCAATAGCTCCAAACATGAAGCCCATTAGAATTCCGTACCCAGTATGATTAGCGCCCAAATGTTTAAGCAGCTCACTAAACAACCCAAGCATGATTCCGAAGAATGTTGTTATGTCAGGAAGATGGCTATCTGAGTTCACTTGGTTACAACTCCGTTATGAATTTTGATTACGTCAAGCAGTGTCTCGATATACTGCTCGCGTGATTTGATATTGACGTAAACGCTCTTACGGACATTTACCGGACATTGCATCATTCGTTCTTTACCAACAGGCTCATAAATGATTCTTGGTGGCACTTCCACTTGACCAAATACAATGACCTCATTAGTTGCACAACTACTTAGGCTTAGAGTCAAAATAATCAATATAAGAGTCATCTTTAAGCGCATCATCAATCTCCTTTTGATTCTCAGTTATGTGTTTTTTAATGGCTTTTAGTTGCTGGCTTTTATTCTTTGAGAGCGTCTTCATTGCTTTGATTTCCTTATTCTGAATATCTAGCTTGCTCTTGTAGTATCTCGCAGACATAACCGCGACCATGAACGCAAAGAAAGCCACGCCCCATAATTTAAGCTTTGATATAATCAGCATCAGACACCAACTTCATGTAGTGGGAAACATTAGCAATAAGCGCAATGACAATAGGCGCGATGATGATTCCGGCCTCATGTAGATTTTTAGCGGTTTGTTCGTCACCAAGCACAACAATTGCCAGGCAAATAAACAGCGTTGCAACCACGGACCAAAATGAGACTTTGGCAAATCTTCTTCTTACTGTGAATTTTGGTTCAATCATTCAAACGTCCTCGTCATATCAATAATGGTTAGCGAGAACATGATTTCGTCTACTGAGTTGTTCAATTGACGTATGGCCCCTCTTGAACTTGTAACGTCACGATAGCCATCATGATTAATGTCGATATGATCCCGACCTAACAAGATGCAACCCATAATGTCTCTATGGAAATTGCCCTTATGAATTAAGATGAACTCTCGATCTCTTACTTCGCAGCTATGAAGACCTGTTACTTTGAAGTGATTGCCATGCCTTGAAGAGTGGCGGCGCTTGCACAAATAGTTCCCAGGGGGGATGCAGCTTATTTGCTGTTCATTACCCAACCACGGAAGCTCTAACGACTTTGCTGTGAATACAGCATCAGTATCATCAAACAAGGTAAAACTGCCTAGAGTTTGCTTCTCTTCTTCTACTAATCGGTGCAGAACAGCTTTCAACATAATCGCTCTCACTTTATCGCAGGCATAAAAAAAGCCGCACTAGGCAGCTTTTTTGAATGTGTTTTCTTTGGTCATAAAAAAACCCCGCACTTGGCGAGGTCTAAAGGATGGTTGCTCCGAACGAAATTAGTGGAGCTTGCCTACATAGTACCTAGTTATCGCTTTAGGTCAAGCAGAAACGCTCAATAAATTTTCAACCACCAGCGCCACGCCCTGGCATCTAATCTGACTTCCGCGACGAGGCTTGAAGTTAAACACCTGGCATATTTTAGCGTTACTCAAAGTACCGCTCCCGTAAGTAGCAGGAGGCAAGAACAAACCAATCAGCAGCATTCTAGCTCGTGCTGAAAACTCTCTTATAAATATCGCGTCAATCTGCTTTGATCTACTCCCGTTAGTGTCAGCATACGTCACGCCGCCCATAGGTATCTTAGATTGCCCTTGAGGTCTTGTACTCTTTGCGTTGGTTTTCATGTTAAAGCAAAAAGGCTTATAACCTGGGCTTGAATTAAGCGCATTAATAACGCTCTCACTCGTATAACCAACATCTATCTCAATATGATTTTCATGAGTTAAATGACTAAACGCCCAATAGGTCAATAGATTTTCGGCTTTCTCAATCCTGAATTTATTACCACGACCTTTTACAGCTTTATCAATTTTCTTTTTAATCAACTCAACATCATCAATCATCACTTGATAGCCCTTTCATTAACTGCAAGATATAAGGTTTGGCGGTTTAACTATTATCTTTCTGCTGCGCTTCTTTTTCATCCTCTGCCCACTGATAACAGAATGTTGCTCTCATTTGACGGAATGTGTGATACTTAGCAATGTAACCCTGAAAACGATAATAGAGATATACGTGTTGGTTTTTCACTTCTCGCCTCTATTTGTTTGTAATATCATTGGGCCTAAATACTCCTTGATCGCCTCAATTGCTTCATCAACCCCGTACGCCACCAGCGCCTTATGACCAAGCTTTTCTACAGTAAAAAGCCAACCCTTTTGACTGTCTGATACTTTAGGAGGGGTTTTTTGGCCTTTAACTTTAGGCTTTTTAAGTTCTATCCAAAGACCGTGATAATTGTTTGACGGTATAGGCAAATGCGCGTCACTCACACCAGCTTTCACCCCTTGAGCTTTTAGCCTTACCGCCTCCCTTAATCCACGCTTACCGCCATTAGGGATAGCATAAAGCGCGTCAATTAATTTGATTACAGAGCCACACTCAAGCCGAACATTTATATACTTTGCCCATGAAAATAATGCGGTTTGGTGTTGGTCCTCAATGTGCTTTGTCATTAGCATCATCCTTATTGATGATTTTAGGAAACAATCCATACCCAAAAAAGTTAAACGCCTTAACGGTAAAAATCTTGTCGTATTGTTCATCAGGCAAAAGGTCAATTTCTCTACAGACCTGCTCCAAGTCACCAGCTTCATTCTCTATAAATGCTATCTGCTCAATAACAAATCTAGGAATCAACAGATCCAGCAAAAACAAAACAACCCTAATTATTAGTTTTTTCATATTAGTTTTTTACAGACTCCACTAAGTGTTTTAATTTGTTTTTAAAATAAACTTCAATTTCTTTATAATCTTGCGGGCTTCCACTATCCGTACCACTCTTTCTACTAACCAGGCAGTAATACTCAAACAAACCAATTTTCGCTATTAAGCGCTGTTTATATTCGCCAGAGTCACCACCATTAAGAACATTGCAATCAGCTCTTTGACCGTGAATGTTGTTTTCGTCGTATCGAATAAGCGGATTGTTTCCTGACTCAAAAAAGTGACCAGCATGGAAGTCATCACCAAGCGACTTGCCACAACAAATACAGCATTTATTTTTATCTCTTTCTCTAATGTAAGCATGGCAAGATTCTTTGGCGGCCTTCTTGCGCGTCTTGGTATCATTTTCGTAAAATTCGCTCGTTTTCTTTGTGTGAACTTTTCTTTTTTGCGTGTTCTTTTTCTTTAGTCTTATGCTTTTAAGGTTGTCCGTTTTTGCTTTTCCTTGAGGTGACACCCTCCAAGCCTTTGAGCACTCAATAGAGCATTCTTTTTCTGTTGATGAATATCTAGGCTTAAACTTCTCTAGACAAAATCGGCACTTAGGCATTACGCCACCTCAGCTTTTTGATTTTCTTCATACTCAATGGCAGTGCTCCCGTTGTCGCAATTATTCAGACAACCCTTTTAAAGCTTCCGCAAGATTCTCTAACTTTTTTTGCTTTTCATTCCGCATTGTTAGCGATGAAGAAACCGCCTTCGTTATAGCTTCAAGTTGCTCAACAAACTTCAGAAGAGATTCACCTAAAACTTCAAGCTGCTTAACTGGATCTATACCCACACCCATGAAGTTGTTCGCCTCTTGTTCTGGGGCTATTGATGCTGATTTGACCTTAACTACATCGGCGCTTACCACTGGCTTTTCTCCCTCTTTGATGAATTGAAAATGGCCTGCCGTTTTCAATAGACCGCCCTCAACTAAATTGTTCACGCACCTGGTCACGCTAGGCTTTTGCATGATCACCTTTTGAGAGCTATGTAATTCAGTCATTATGTCGTTGATGGTCATAGGGGTGCGGCACGAAACTGCGTCATAAATTTTCTTTTCGCTTGCTGTAACATTGCTTAGCTTTGACTGTAATCTTGCTGATTTCATTGCATTCCTCTCAAATCTGCTGTTGTATTAGGCACCCAGGTATTAATACCCTTACCTTCTCGCCAAAAATTCTTTTGCTGCATTTTCATTCATAAACTGATCAACTAATTCTTGATAAGCCCACCCTTCGTTTTGTTTCTGCCTTACCGTTGCTTTTGCGCCCTGGCACTCCTTGACTGTCTGTTTCCAATGAACTGCGTTTTGAAGCCCTTTTTGGCTCCGATCTATTAGACCGATACCGTCCCAAGGATCTCTTCTAAGTTTCGCTCGCTGCTCTGTCGTTAGAAAACCTATTCCCATTAGTTCGGCTTCTGTTGCATCGCTAAGATCAAGAAGACCAAGGGCCGCGAAGCCTCGTAGCTGATTTTCTGTTTCAACATGAACAACTAAGCATCGATATTCTTTCGGGTAAGTGTTTTTGTCTTCTGAATCAGTGAAAGCTAAAACTTCGCCTAACTTCACCTGGTTGACTCTTAGATCCAAAACAATGAAGGTCAATTTTCCATCAATTAAAAGAGTCAGCTTTCTAGCGTCTGTTTTTAAATTGTGATTAACCATTTGCCTTACGCACCCCCATCATTGCTAAAACTGCTCTCATTGCTTCATTACCCGTAGGTCCATCATGTTTTGTATGGGTTACACCGCTTGGGTTGGATTCTTCTGACTGATCCTCAACCGCCTCAATGGGGGCAAATACCTCGCCGCCTGAAACTTTCTTAACAACATCGTTGTAGTAATCCTTAACCATTCTTTTCGCCGCTTGAGCACCAGCGGAACGTATCGCAAAGAAGTCATACTTCAGAACTTTAGTTTTTCTTGTGGTTGCCGGTATGCCTTTGCCTTTGAACTGCTTTGTAATAACTCTTGTTTCGATAGTCTCTTGAGCAAGGTGTTGAAATGCTGGGTGAAGCCTTTCCCATGCTCTCGCAATTATTTTTGGATAAGCAGAATCAAAACTCTCGATTCCATAATCTTCAGCGCTAGGCTTACACCAGCCTCCGAACATTGCCCCACTAGGCATAAATTCACGCCCTTTGGCGGCTTCGCTTCGAGCCCTTCTGATTCCGCAATCAATCGCACCTTGTGTGTTAATACCAGCAAGAACCATCGCAATCAGAAATTCATTTTTGTACGCTAAAAAATCAGGATCATTGATTTTGTTTTTAAACGTAGCTCTCCACCCCGTGAAAATCGTTGCTAACTTCTCAACCGCGTTGTTAATGATCAACTCGCTCTGTGTGGTTTTCGCTTTGCTGATGTCGGGCGATTTCATCGAGAGTGTCTTGTGTGACGAAGGATTGTGAATTTGATTCGTTACTTGGATGAGCGCTTGATTCATTGTTTGCATGTCTGCCGCCTAGACTTTTGGTAAACCATGTGATCTTTAAGCCCTGCCAACCGTTGTCGATTGCTGTTTGCAAAACTTGAACAGGAGTTGTTTGTAATTCGGGGAAGTTTTCAACCTTCAACGCTTCGTCAAGAATTCGACCTAACGATTCTTGCGTTAACGGTTTTTTCAAATTGGCTCTGTGGTTGATATATTCTTTGATCGCTTCGAGACTAAACTTTTCATTGAAAACAGAAACGTCTAAACCTTTATACTTATCTTTTATAGTTCTTTTTAGGTTCTCTTTTAGGTTAGAGTCCCGTTTTTGGTACTGGTTAAAATCCGTTTTTGGTACTGGTTGAGTGCCGTTTTTGGTACTAGTACCAGTTTTGGTACTAGTGCCGTTTTTGGTATCACTTCTAGTACCAATTTTGGTACTAGTTAATTCGTCCATTACATCGAAATTCAGCTCGTAATTTGTACTAGTGCCCATACGTTTTGATGCACAAATAACCCCTAAAACTTCTAGTTTTTCCAAGCTCGACATAACAGTTTTACGATTCAACCCTGTATATCTGGCAATGTATGCTATTGATGGGTTGCACTGGTGAGTGTCTTGGTTATGACAATCAGACAACTCTCGTAAGATAAATCGCATAGAAGACTTAAGCTTCATCGACAAGCCTATCTCACGAGCCCAGAAGTAAGCTTTAGCGCTCATTGGCCCAACCACTTGATTTTCTTTTTTAGTTGAAAGCACTCTTTCGAGCGTGAATTATTATCACTTAACTGATTTGAATTGATGCTTTCTGATGCTGGCCTAAGAAATTTCTTACCTTCCTCGGTCTTAAAGAATGTTTGTAATCGTTGGCTGACGGGCTCTAAAGCTTTTAAGTTGATCATTGCATACCCACCAAATCATCGGTAAGCATCACAATAAGCTCTTGTGTGAGTTTGATACGTTTAAGCCTTAAAGCTTTAGGGATTTTAGAGTCAGGTGATTGCAGGCAGTCACGCATAGCGTAAGCGTGACTAATGATTTCAAGCAGTTGATCGTATTGTTCAGGATTTTGAGTGGAGCTTGGGCGTGTTTCAGGCATGAGGAGCCTCCGTGTGTAGCGATATATTTACCGCCTCCAAAGAGGTACTAATCTCAGATAGGAGGTGGGTCGAACGGGTTAGTACTACCGCCACACGAGAACGGCGAGCGCAAGCGCTCCCCATTCGACCCACCAAAACAGGTGTAATCGCGCACAAAAAAAGCCGCATAGCAGGGCTGGCGACTTGTGCGCCGTGTGGACTCGGAGTACTAATTCCGGCAGCTGATTTTGCAGCTACACCCTGAAGATACGTTACGATGCTTTTTCTGTCAAATTTCATAATCTGCTAAATACCAGTATTGATATAACAATTAAATATTTCCAATCGCCCAAAAGGGTTATAGAATCCATGTATAACTTTTGGTTCAATAAACACAACTTATGGTTGTAAAGCTTCATTAGGAAACAAATCAGGACGTAGAGATTGAAGTGTAAATTTACTGGCTGAAAGAACTTGAATATCACGCGCTCTTTCAGCGGAAATTTTCTTATTCCACTTATTTACACCTTGATAGGTTATGCCTAGCTTTTTAGCTAAAACACGTGGACCACCTAGATATTCGATTGCTTGACTTATTTCTGAGGGCTCGTCTAATTCAGGCATTAATTTAGTTCCATTGGATAAATACCACCGAACTATAACCAATAGTTGTACTTTGTACAACTACACAAAGCAACTGATAGTTGCATTTAGGAGTGATAGAGTATGGAAATGTCAGAATTTAACGAAAACAAAAAAATAGAGTTCAGCGAAAGATTAAACCTTGCGCTAGACAAATTAGAGGTTCCTATACGAGCGAGAGCTCAATGGGTTCGTGAAAGGCTTAGCTTTGAAATAAGCGTTAATGGTATTAAAAAATGGCTTGAAGGTGAATCATTACCGTCATCAGCTAGGTATGACGAAATTGCTACAGTGTGCAAAGTTAGTCCAATGTGGCTAATGTCAGGAAAGGAGAGTGAAAGCTTCTCAGAGAAAGACTTTGATGCTCACCTTAAAGCAATACTTAGAATTGCTGACAGTATGGACGATGCAGACGCGAAGACCAATTGCATGAAAGCTATTCATCAGCTTTCACAGAGATAGCGCTAGACTCATTACAAACATCAATCACAAGCCTTAAAAGCTCTTCTTTCATTCTGGCCTGTTGTTGTTTGTTAGCACACCTGTATCGTTCTTTTATTTTTTTTTCTACTACTGCCATATTCATTTTACTACCCTTGAAAGTGTTTTAAATTATCCATAATTTCCTTTTGTATATTTGTCTTTGAAAGCGAGTCGCTTTCCCCTTCCCTGGTCAATAACAACATTTTATTTACATATTCTTCTGCTTGTATTCGGCTTTCACCGCTCAGCCCATCAATTAAAAATTGAACCTGCTTATCAATCATAAATAGCTATACTCATCTTTTAGCACGACTTATTTTGCGTTTAAAGAGCAATACCGTATGGAATAAAATAAAGCCAAGCAAACGCTACATCACCTATGAACAGGGCATTAATCAATATTTCAAGATAAACCCCTATTCACAAGCTATAATTATATGAATATTTGTCAGAAACATGAGGTAAATTGTGTCAAAAAACACGCGCGAACAATTTAAAATAAACAAGTTTGCATTCTCTAGCAGGCTGGTTATGGCCAGAAAGACCAAAGGGAAGGGGTTCACGCAATCCTATATGGCGAAAGAATTGAGCGTCAGCGCGTCTACATACTCAGACTGGGAAAGCTCAAATAACGAGCGCCTACCAAGCGACCCCAACGTGCTTTTAAATATGTGCTTCATACTTGGGATCAATTGCCACTACCTACTTACAGGCACACTTATTACAGAAAAAGATGATATGGCCTTAGCTCGAATGAATACTTTTTTTTATCGCTCAACACATGACGGGGAATTCAACGCGCTTATACGTAGACTAGAAAAAGCACCAAAAGACGCAATCAAAGCTATCAACACTCTATTAGAGTTTGATACTAAAACAAACAAATTAGACGACTCGAAAAAAAGAGGTTTATTGTCTGGCAAAAAAGAGTACTAATTAAAGCGGCACCACCTTTCTGTTATTTGGCACCTTATGATAGTCAACCCAATAAACAATGATGGCTCTTAGGTTAGAATAATAGTCTTCGTCATCAAAATCTTTAAATACGTAGCTGCTCGCCCCTTCACGCATAGCATCCATTATTGAAACACTGCCTTCATTCCTACTGGTGATGATAACTGGAATATGCCGCGTTCTCTCAGACGCTTTCAACTCTTTCAGCAAATCCAGACCTGACATAATGCCCAAATGTAGATCAACAAAAAGCAAATCTGGCAAAACATTTGGCATTGCTATTTCTGCAAGCGCACTTTCAGCGCTTCTTACTTCAACTAATTTAATCTCTCTCAGGGTATCGTTTTTACTTACCGCTCTTTGAAAAAGCATTAAATCATCGCTTGTATCATCAACCACCATTACGCGTATTTTTGACATCGCAAACCCTCCCTAATAATCCGCACTACCAATCATGCGTCACAACAAATTAAGGCTCGTCCATTCACCTGGCAACTGATTAAATATTATACAGAAGTTTTGATTTAATATTAACTTGAATAAATAGGACTGAAATTCGTACTAATTATTTTTTTAATGTCGAGTAATGCGAATCAGTATAAAAAGTACAACCAATAGTTATTGATTTATCTACAACCAATAGTTATACTTTGAAAATCATCCAATACACGGAGTTTCACCCAATGATCGAAGTGGAAGTAGATAACGGTGTTTTTTTAGAGATCAATTTGCCTGGCAATCTTACTAAGCGTGAAGAGCAAGTGATAGCGCTTAGATTCGCAGGAAAAAGCAAGGGCTCCATTAGCATAATTCTTGGCACCAGCATTAATACTGTAAACGCTCAAACGAAAACAGGATTTGAAAAGCTAGGCGTTACAGGTAGTGACAACCCTTTGGCGATACTTCAAACAATTTCATTCCTCAAGGGCTGGGCTCGCTTTGCAGCAATCGCTTTGATGGTCTTTTCTATGTTTCCAACTCCTAGACTGAAGACGCAAACTAAAACAAGACAGGGGTCACAAATGGCGTCAGGAAGAAAGAATGACGACCTATTGCCCAATCAATGCTTTGCATAATCCATAAATTAACAATAAAAGGAATATTCACATGACCTTACTACTTTCTCTAACAGCAGCTTTGCTTGTTATTTATCGAATTAGCCAGTACTTAAAAAGCAAGAAAAAAAAGGCACCCGTTCAATTTATTTCAGCATTTGGTGTTTCTCATGCGGCATTAATCACCCCGCAGAAGCTTAACCATGTCGATGAAGATCGGGGGCAACTTGAGCTTCCTCTTGAAGGCTCAACTATAGACGAAATAATTTTTAAAGAAAGTGGACGGCGTTTGCATTGTTTTTCAAAAGCTCCGACAAGAAAAAGAAAAGGTTTGGGTGCAACGCTTTGCAGGAAAAAAGGAAAACTAAGTTCAAATAAAACGATTCAACTTTACGCCTGAAAGGGTTTTTAAAATCAAAGGATATAAGCAATGTTGTTATTAACAAGAAGAGTTGGCGAAACAGTAATGATTGGTGACGATGTGACCGTGACCGTTTTAGGCGTTAAAGGCAACCAAATTCGCCTTGGTTTTGAAGCACCAAAAGAAACCAAAATTCTCCGAGAAGAAATCTATCTTCGTATTCAAGATGAAGAAAATGCTCAAACAAAATTAGTGGCCGCCTAGATTTGAACAGTGCCTTTCGCCCAGTTATGTAGTCGGGCATTTTTTAGAGGTTTTGCATGTTAGATGAAGACAAGTTTCAACAGATATTTGGCGAAGCTAATACCCAGTATCAAAAAGGCAAAAAAGATTGTTATGACGATGAAGGTAAGAAATCAAATAACGCCGACTATCTGAAAGGATATGAGGCTCAAGAAAGCATTGAAGCAAGGGTTAAGGAAAATGGCTAGAGGCGTAAACAAAGTAATTCTAATCGGCAATCTTGGCAATGATCCTGATGTAAGAGTGACGGCAACCACCACCTTTGCAAATATGAACATTGCTACCGATGAAAGCTACAAAGATAAACAGACTGGCCAAATGGTTCCTAAAACTGAATGGCACAAAGTTGTATTTAGTGGAAAGGTTGCGGAAATCTGCCAGCTATATCTCAAGAAGGGCTCAAAAGTCTTTATTGAGGGGCGTTTGCAAACTCGCAAATGGCAAGATCAAAATGGCAATGATCGATACACAACTGAAATACGCGGCTTTGAAATGCAAATGCTCGACGGTAAAGGCGGCAATCAACAGCAAGCCCCACAACGAGCACCAGCGCAACAAGGTGCTTATCAGCAACAAGCGCCTCAACAGCAAAGCGGGTATCAGCAGCAGGCCCCACAACAACAGGGAGGCTATCAACAGCAAGCGCCATCATCACCGATGTCCCAAAATAATACACATTATGCAGAAGATCAAAACCAGAATTACGCAAGCAACAAAAACAGATCATCAAGCCAAGCGCCACAAATGGAACCAGCTGATGACTTTGACAGCGACATACCTTTTTGAGATTCACTCCAATTAGAATCACCCCCGCATATGTGGGGTTTTTGGGTGAAGGGGTAGACTGTTTAGCTTTACTAGATATTCAGCTGAATTTTTTAATTACTGGGGCTACCCCTTCAACTTATTAATAAGGGGATTATTCAAAGTGGTAGCGATGTACACCGTGATTATTCCATACAAAAAGCCTTACACAGATGTGAGGTATGAAATTGAAGCAAGCTCTATAAGCGATGCGCGAGCCAAAGGATTAACCAAGGCTTTTTACGACAATGGAAGTCTGCCTCATTTTAAATTAAGAATTACAAAGCAGGTAGGTAATAAAATGATTGAGGTACCAGAATTCTTACTGGAAATGTCCAAGCAGTTGAATACTCAAGATAACAGAATTACCGCTGAACCACTTTACCAGGTTAGACACAAAGCATACCTGGTGACAGAGGAAGGTTACAACGATCATCATTTTGAGCTTTATGATAATGATGTTTGTGAAACGATGTTCTCCTCACTAGAAAGCGACGAAGAACCATTTCGAGAGCATTTAATTGACCATTGTTTTGAATGGTGCAAAAAGTGGGCTTGTTGTCTTGAAGAGCTGGATAACGCAGACGATGAAGCAATCACTGAAAGATTTCATGAGCTCTATGAAATTTCTTGTGATGAATTCCCTAGTTGCATTAATAAAGTTCACCAGCAAGAAATCGAGAAGGTGGTTAAATCATGCCTTACTCAAGCTGATGCTGAATGGTTCATTAAGCGTAAGCAGCACGATTACCCAAAACTCTATATTTATGTTGAATCAATGGTTTACTGCCCTCAAATGATTGAGCTTAGAGATTGGATTAAAAACTTAACAAGCAGTAAGGGGTAATTAATTGTGAGTAAATCAAAAGCGGTGCCTAAATACAAATCATGCAGGTACTACAGTATATTGTTTAATGGTAAGCAGTATAAAGGCTGGGTATCTCAAAAAGTGGGTAATGGAAAAATGACGTTTAGCCACCCTTCCCTTGGTTACTTCAGCGCAAGCAAGCCAACGTCTAACGATTGGATAAAAGCTTGCTGGGAAGACTTTATAGAGTTCACCCAACGCTTTGAAAATACAGCCACTACAGCACAAGGGTAGCATCATGTCAGCAGCAGAAGTTATACCAATAAACTCAAAGAAAACTAATATTTTCTTAAAGCCTGGAACGTGGGTACACCAAAAGATCATTGAACAAATGTTTGGTTTTACTGAAGATCAATTGAAAAAATACCGCACAGGCCAATGGCTTGAAGGCAAGCATTGGACTAAAAACCCAGCGAACCGTATTACCTATAACACTTTAACAATTGATGCTTGGATGGGTGGAGAGCTTTAAAATGGATAATGACGACTTCGACTTACCAAAAGGTGTAGAGATTCACGGCGCAAGTTTGCGAATTGTCTTTATGCTGGAAGGTGTAAGGATGCGCGAACTGTTGAAAGTTGCAAAGATCAATAAGAACTCGATCAAATACGCGGCGAATAAGCGTAGTGTTATTTTAACCGAAATCAAAGAAAGCAATTTCGATTACCTGAAGCACTTCCCTGAGTCGCCTAGAGCGCTTAAGTATTCAGGCGCTAGTTGTTCAGATATTAATAGAACGATTGCTCAAGGCATAGATAATTGGCTAGAAATATCAGCTGAGAAAAATGCAACGGCCACTATCGAAGGTTACCGATCAAAGGCGAAGCGAGTAAAAGAATATTTTGAAAACCGCCGTATTCGCTCGATCAAGCAAATTGATATAACACGCTTTAGAAAACACCTAATTGAAGTTGATAAGTTAGAAATCAAAACTATCAATGATACGTTTACGCCTTTACGCCAGGCTTTTATATTGGCAAAGCAAGAAGGCATCATTAAAGATAACCTGCTTGAGCTAATACCTAACCTTGAAAGTGACGATGATGAAGAGAGCCAAGCAGATCCATATACAGAAAAAAACTTGAAGGCAATTTGGAAATTAAAGAATGAAGGGTTTTATAAGCCTCAAGTTGTGAACATGTTTTTATTTACATGCTGGACTGGTTTATCTTTATCTGAGGTTATCGCTTTAGCCTGGGAAGATATTGATATGACAGAAATGACAATAAAAGTTCAGCGTGCGCGAGTCGGAAAAGAATATAAAGCAACAAAAGCATCATCAAGAACACGTGAATTTGAATTATTACAACCCGCTATTGATATTTTACTTGATCAGAAAAAGCATACTTTTATGCAATCTCCTTCTGATTTAAATGTTAGGCGCCGTAATAATGTAAATTTTACCGATCAATCTGTGCGGTTTATTTTTAAAAATACAATGCCTGAGTGTGAAGATGGTCATTGGAAAAGCAAAGCAGTACAAGGCGCATACGCTGATTTATTGAGAAAGGCTAAAATTCGGCATCGTGGCCCGAACCAGTGCCGCCACACTTTTGCATCAATGATGATAACTAAATTAGTGCCGCTCGATATTATCGCGTCATTAATGGGTCATACGTCAACAAAGATGATTAAAAAGCATTACGCAAAGATTATTCCAGAAGACAAACCGCATGTTGCAAAGCTCGTTTCTGCGATGATGGGAATTGAGTATAATTTTAAGTGCCAAGAGGTGCGTACAAAGTGAAGATTTTGCCCCATTTTTGCCCCATTCCACCTTTGAAAATAGCTAAAAGCTATATGAATCAAGAAGATAAAATGGCGGTGAGTCAGGGATTCGAACCCCGGGTGGGCTACAAACCCACGCTGGTTTTCAAGACCAGTGCATTCAACCGCTCTGCCAACTCACCGCAATTGCTTTCTCGTCGAAAGCGGATGC